CTGTGTGCGGTTGGGCGCAGATACATCACCACGAATTACCTCTGTGGTAATACCATCCTTGCGTAGTTTTTCTGTAAGTATATCAATCGCATGTTTGAATGGTACAAATACCAAAACTTTCTGGCTAGACTCATCAATCACTTCGCGTAACACTTTGTAACGATGTGATATGTCAAACTCCAGCACATCACTTTCGTCTGTATACACAGCCCCTGCCGATATTTGCAGTAGCTTACTCATAACTACGGCGGCATTTACAGCAGTGATCTGTTCACCTGTGATCTGCATAACCAGCTTCTTACGTAGTTCTTCGTAGTATTTCTTTTGTTGTCTGGTTAGTTCAACCTCACGCTTTACATACACCATATCGGGTAGGTCAAGGCACTCGTCCTTGGTAAAACGTATGGCTGGTTGCAGTGCGCGGAACACAGTGTCAGTTGCTGTCTCTTTGGGTATCCACTTGAAGTTGGATATCTTAATCATAATCTGATCGCGGAAAGAACTAGCAAAACGTGGCACAGATGTCGGGTTGACCAGCTTTGCCAGACCATAAGCATCCATAGGGCTTTGTGCTGCTGGAGTGCCAGTCATCATCCACAACCACGTATCAGGGGTCATAATCTTGTTGAGTGTCTTCCAACGGTTTGTCTGCGCATTCTTGTAGTGTGTGGCTTCATCAACAATAATTAAATCAAACCCACCGTTTGCTATCTCGTCTTTAACTATAGCCACACCATCGTAGTTTATGATTACGTACTCAGCACCTTGTTCGATTATCTCTTTACGTTTCTTACCACTACCATAAGCCACATCTACAGTTCTATGCGGTGCAAATGTAAACAAGTCATCACGCCATGCACTATCCATGATCGAGAGCGGGCAGATAACTAGCACTCGTTTAATTACTTGTTTATTAAGTAAAAAATCTGATGCCCATATAGCGCTGGCGGTTTTGCCTGTGCCTTGCTCGTTGAAGCAGAATGCTTTTCTATTTAGTGTAAGAAAGGCAGAGGTAGTTTTCTGGTGTGCAAATGGACTATGCGTACCTGTCCATTGATATTGTTTTTCTATGGGTGAAGGTGCTTGAATATTTAAGTTCTTAAGCACTTGTGTTTCATCAACACCCCATTTAACCAAAACCTTGTTATCGGATAAAGCTTTACTCTTGGGTATGACTTCCGTTACCTGTTGTGGGTTCCGTAACCGTAACAACAAGGCTCTACCATTTTCAATAATTTCCACTGCGTTCTCCTTGTTAGTGAGTCACTAACTTTTCTTTTTATAATTGCGGCTGCGGTTTTTCTTTGGGCTTTCCAGCTTTGTACCGTCTTTATTACTACCGCCTTTACTTAATGCTTTATTGTGGCTTACATCTTTGCCTTTGCGCTTAATGCCTTTCTTATCATATGCACGTCTTGCACGTTGGCGTTCCATTCTGTCGGGATGCTCCCCACGCTCTTTTTGTTTTTTATACTCTTTTTTATATGGTCTTGGTTTTTTGGTGTAGGGCATCTAGTTGCTCCCGTTGTGAACACACTCCAAAACAACACAATGTCGCTTGCATAGCCCACTTGGATGGGCGTTCCATACGTTTTTCTCATGTGCTGTTTCCATGCGTTTATAGTTAGCCAACCACTTAGCCCAAAGAACTGGCATCATGTCTCTGGTATAAGTGTCCTTTACAAGGTCTCTAGATATTACAAACAATAACCCTGCACGTACAGTGTTGACTTCGGGGTAATGTTTGAATGTGGCTAACGCCATCAATTCTAACTGACCTTTATCCGCATACTTGGCTGACTTACTGGTCTTGTAGTCCACCACCCAAGCAGTATCTTCATCTAGGATAACCAAATCTGCGATGCCACGCCACCAAACTTTCTTATCAAAAAAGCCACATGGCTCAAGGTTCTCATCCAGACCCATCTTTATTTCACATAACTTGTTACCACGCTTGGCTTTAAGACCGTCGAGAGCGGGTTGAGCAAACTTGAAATTATCAGGGATAGACGTGCCATCACGTACATATTCTTCTGCCGCAAGGTGAAATGCTGTGCCGTATGACATGGCATCAGTCTCAGGCTCAGTGTAATCCTTGGCAATCTTGAGATGGTAGAACTTCTTGGGGCATTGCTCAAACGCCTTAATCCTACTGAATGACCACGGCTTTATACTCATTCACAATCCCCATAAGACTTGCCAGTGCCAGACTCGCAGTTGATAGGCAGACCTTCTGCCCAATCGGGTATCCAACGCATACACTTTTCAATGTACGCCTGTGCTTCACCCACCTCTTCGTCACGAACACAACACACAACAGAGTCATGCACTGTTAACACTACGCGATGTTTCTTAGCTATTTGTAGCATTTGCTCACCAATGATGCAACGAGCAATGGCTTGGCATACGTTCTCTATAACCTTACCGCCATAGATACGGTTACGACCACGCCTGACTTTGTAGTGAAACTCCGTGCCTCTGTCAGTGATATCAAACCCAAGATCGTCATAGCGCAACAACAAACCAGATGGCAGTCGTATGGCACTATCATGTGGGCATACCTCTAGCACGTTGCCGCAACCCAATGGCGCGTTATCATTTCTGGACAGGGCCACGAGGGCTTGTTGGGCGTCACGCCATAACTTGTTTATTTTCCAATTAGCTTCGCGGTAGATATTAATGACACGCCTTGCTTCTGCGATGTCCATATCGAACCCAAAGTTCTTGAGTTGCGCTTGAAACTTGAGTGCGCCCATGCCGTAGCCAGCACCGAGGATTGTGGTCTTACCAACGAACCGTTGGTCTTTAGTCACATCGGACTCTTGCACACCATATATACGTGATGCCATCTTTACATACACATCCTCACCAGCCCTGAACGCGTGCGTGAGATCGTCCTGCTCTGCAAGCCAAGCCAGCACTCGCGCTTCGATCTGTGCCGAGTCTGCGTCCACCAGCGTATATCCTTCAGGGGCAATAATGCTACGCTTTAACTTCTTACCATTTACTCCACGGCTAGGCAGGTTCTGTAGGTTAATCTTATCATCACCGCCCCACCTACCAGTATGCGCGGCATAGTATCTAACAGGCACAGGTAGTGTGCCACGTTTCGCAATATCAATGAACCGCTGTGTCCGTGTCTCTTCCAATGTAGATTTTGTGCCGAGCCTTGCCGCAACCAACGCTTGCACCTGTGGGTTCTCATGGTCTGCCAGTGCCTTGAACTCTTCGTCCGACTTGGCAAATGCAAATGTTTCTTTTTCAGTTGTAGGGCTGATCTTCATGGGTGGCTCAACGCCAAGCGACTTGAGCAGTTCCGCAAACTTGGGATTGCTCATCAAATCTTCTTTGGCCACTCCGGCACTCTCCAACAACTCATCCTTACGGTCACGTGTTTCTGTGAGATGTTGTTCTAGAAGGCCCAGATCTAATTCTAACACTGGCTGAATAAACATACGCAACGTCAAATCAATCAGTTTTAGTTCCCGACGTGGGAAACCTTTTGCCATGATTGTGAATAGTTTATAGGTGAGGTTAACGTCATTGACGCAATAATCACCGTAATTACTTAGTTCACCTTGCGTAAAGTCTTCTCGCCTCTTGCCGAGTGCCTGTACGACCTCCGTTCCCTTTGCACCAATATTATACTTTTCACTAACCGCCCTGAGACTTGCACTAGTTTCAACCCCATGTATAGCACGGGCAATACACATAGTATCGGTATACACGCGAGGGCGAATATTATACCGCCAATTAAGAATAGCGCCATCGAACATGGTGTTATGACACAGTAACATAGAATTCGACCAATCGAATGATTGCAGATACGTCTTAATTTGTTCGTGTGATCCACTTGCCCACTCCGTTTCCTTGTTGTTTACCTTTACGCCCACACCGATCACCTCAAAACGAGGGTCACGGATGTAGGCTTCGGTGGTTAACTTCGACAGAGAAAACTCCCTGTCGTAGTATGTTTCAAAATCGAGGGTAATCAAATCCATCAGTCTTCTGGCTCCCACGAGTCCAACTCTGCGGCTAGTGCCAGATACCCACAAGCATCACGGAAGTTGTCTTTGCCGCTGGACTCTTGCTGTCTTGCCCCGACTGATCTGGCTACTTTAAGTAGTGCAAGCATGACAGGCACTTGTTCTGGCTGTATGTCATAACCTGTGTAGCCATGCCACATTTTAGAAGTAAGGTATGCGTTCTTCCAAAACTCACCATGCTCTTCTTCTCTTTCACCACACACAAGGCTCTCTGCTTCACGTAAAGTTTGTGAACGCACGCGATCATCGGTGGTTTCTTTAACTTCTTTCAATGCGTAGGTGTGATACTCGTTACCTGAGTAATCTTTGAAAGTCTCGGTGACTACAGGCTGAACGTTAAGTTCTTTCTCTATAACTTCTTTTGGTGTGCCTGATTGTGCCTTAAGATTGTACACGTACTTTGTTGACGAACCTGTTGCTTCTGCTATCTGCTTTACAGAAGCAGTCCTGTTTTTAAGTATGTAGCGTATTATCTTTTCTTTTTTCTTTATCTTCCTTCGTGCCATCTTATTCTCCATTGTTTTCGTTAAAAGGTAATTCCAACTGGTTCGGGTCTTTTTGTTTTTGTATACCCTCACCAGATATTTTTAAGTTGCATACGAAACACGTAGCAACCCCTGCACTATAGTCTACTGCGGTCATGCATCTGGGGCATTGGTTATTGTCTATGGCTCTTTGAAAGCTACCATCCCCATACTCAATCATCTCCAACCTCTCCTTCCTGTTTCATTGATAAAGACAATGCCAGATGAAAATGCTGCACTGCCGCTTTTAGTTGGTTTATCTCAAACTCTGCATTATTAATCTTTGAGTTTAAGTTTTTAATCTGCGTCACGGCATACTTCTGATCATCTTTCAATTCCTCGTACAGATACTCGTTGCCATCAATAATTAACTTGTTATCAGTCATTATTTTATTCTCATTCATCTTCTTCATCCTCTTTTGCTAAGTGGTGCTTGTAAATTGTTGTGGGTTTCTTTGCCTTATGACGTAAACTATCGTTCGCAGCACCTGATATGTACCCCCTCATGCCTGTGCCTTTATGCTCCATGAACTTACCACAATCGACACATATAAATTCTGTCAGCCCATACTGTGCCAGCATTACCTCACCCAAATCTTTGGGCGGCTCTGTGCATATAGAACATACCTGACCATGCCAGACTAATGCGCCAGTAACAGGGTTTTCCTCTATCAAGTTAGTGTGTACATAATCAAAAGGTGAAACTTTGTTGTGGTGGTTCTCCTCAATGCCGCCCTCTAGTCCGTTAAAATACGCCCAGCTGTCACCATACTCAACGAGTGACGGTGCATCGCGTGTAAACTTCTTTGCTCCAGCGGCTGATAACATCCCCAGACAACTTAGCTTCATCTCTTTTTGCTTTTTATCTTCGCTAGCTTTTTTACGTGCCTTACGATCTTCGTCAGTCAGATTTAACTTTGGCTTATCTCTTAAAGCCCTAGCAATTTTTTGTTCTTCCCAATCTTTTTTATATCGTATTGGCGAGTGGACAGGTAGCCCTGTGTTGTCCGAGTCAAACTTATTAATCTCTCTTAGACACCGCTTCCTTGCCTTCTCTTGACTAGCGACTCTCTTCCTCTCATTCCTATTAATATTTCTTAGATGCTGCTTTTTCGCCTTCTCTTGACGAGCGACTACTTCCCTCTCAGTGAGAACACCGTACTCTGCCAGAACCTCTTTGCGTCTTTTTGATATACTTGCCATCATTCTCTCGTTATCTAGTTAAAGTCGGGGGGAAGATAGAGGAGGCTAACCCTCCCCCCTTGAGGTCACAGTCTATAGAAAGGATAACGTTCGACCGCCCTCATTGCAGTGGTTAATTACGGCACTCACTGCTTACCGTCCAAACGGTATCTGGTTGAGGCTCTCAACTACCTCACCGATGTTTGCCTCGTTGATCACTAATGCGAGGCCACCCTGCTTGGAAATATTATCCAGTGCTAACTGCTGTAATGGTGTGGGTTTATTCTTGCCAGCCTTACACTCAATGCCAAAGAACATTCCCTGATAACATCCTACTATGTCTGGTACACCACTGTGACCATAACCACCCGTAACTGGATAGAAGTAATACGCACCCAAGTTTTTGAGTACCGCTACCACTTTCTTCTTTACTTTCGCTTCGGGCGTCATAGCCATGTGTTTATCTCCGTTGGAACTGGCATCAACGAGAGGTGGTTTGATCCACCCCTCGTCTTCATTTATGTTAGTGAGTCACTAACATGTTTATGCATCATTGCTTGCAAATCTCTTACCCTTTGCCTACGCAGTCTTTTTCTTCTAACCTCTACAAGCGGCTTATTGGGATTCATCTGGTGGTATGCACCATCAGGATAACCGTATTTGCTCAAAGACCAGTCATAATCATCCTGACCGTTGTTATAACGAGCAATACAAAAGTTCATCTCCCAACCTTTCTTGTCACATATCCAGAAGGTGTACTGATCTATTCTGCGTCCAACACCTTCTACATCTACTGTGGGTGGGGTAGGATCGGTCATCATCAACAACGCGATCCTCTCCTGCACCCACTGTGGTAAGTCATCTACACTAAGGTAAGTGTCATCCAATGAGTTGTCAACCCTATCCATACCAATACATGATATTTGGACGGTATTCTTGATAGGGTCTAACGAAACACGGTATAACGTGTCATTATCTAACGACATAGAACATCCCCTCTGCGGCGCGGTAACCCACATCGTCAACGTAGCTGTCATTTTCCACCATGGTCAGCACCGATAGCTTGCCCATGATTTCTTCTGGTAAGTCGTCAGTGTACCTCTTGAACTCATTGCTCAGTTCAGCATGCCAACGCCCCTTCTGCACGTTATCTACCGTACCCACATCGAATGTCTGCTTGCCGAACTTCTCAAACACACGGACAAAGTACATGTGTATGGGCTTGTCCTTTAGTTCTTTCTGGTTGTCCAGTAACTCAAACATGGCATGTAGTTCAGAGCCAAACGCCGCATCGACAAACTCATGGCCTGTGTCCACAAGGTTACGCAACTCGGTCAGCATCTTGTTAGACCGACTGCTCTCATGGTCAAACAACTCACGCATCTTGTTACGATACTCTGTGCTAGCGTTGCCCAGACTGTCCTGTGACTGATTACACACCGTGTTCAACTTAGACCTTGCCATCTCTTGTGGTGAGAAGTTACGGAGAAAACGTTTAGCGTTGCGTATGGCCGTCTCCAAATTGACAGTCATCTTCATGTTGTGCTGGTCTTGGTAACTGCCATACTTGTCGTTGGTTATGGTGCGCGAACCCACCATGTACTGATCGTCACCAACAACCTCAGTGCGAAAGTCACCATACCCGATATACCCCATGGGGTACGGCTCGTCAGGGTAATACACCCAAAGCCGATTACCCCCCATCTTTGCAAACGACACACCACGGAACGCCTCGCTCACCTTTGTCTTGAACAAACATAGGTTGCTAGGCATCCCAGTTTCATCTGTCTTTTCTAAGTCAGCAACCATTACATCATTGAAATCTAAACCCATCTTCTTATCCTTTCACTGTCTTGGTGAAACCACAGTGCTTGTTGATCCACCGATTGAACTCTGTCCTAACTTGTTTTACATCAGCTTGTGACTGAATGTCACGTATCGTACCATAATTTGACACAAAGTCAACAGCCATGGCTAGACGTAGCGGATGGTTCTGTTTCATAACAATGTCACGCATTAGCTTGGGCGGTATCTTGTGGTAGTATCCACTCTCGTTGTGAAACTCACGTATCTGCCTAGCCATACCACTGCGATACTGCCAATCATCGACCTGCAACATCGGAGCCATGGCACTGATCCACTCAAGGTAACCTGTCATGGCATCCTTGTACTTGGCCTTCTGCTTCTTGTTGACCAAGATACGTGGCGGCTTGGGTGCATCGCGCTCGCTACTAGCCAACGTGAACCTGTCACCATCACGGAAGAATGTCAGTGACGAACCATCATCCGTTACTCGCATCCATGAGTTCCAACGACTGCGAATTGCATCAACTTCATACACATGACGCGGCACATACATACATTTGGGTAGGTAATGTTGCCCACTGTTTGCAGACACGTACTGCTTGCCGTTCTGTATGATGAACCTCATGGTGCGTGGTAACATCCTCTCAAGAAACGAGTAGTGACTCACATGCGCACCGTTGCCAATGCCGTTGCGTATGGTGATAGTCTCAGTGCCATCCTTGTGACGCTTCCAACAGATCGGTGCTAGTGCCACCATTTCTGCTTGTGTCGGATTAGGAGCGTTTCTTCCACTTCCATGGTAGAAATACCACTTGAACACGTCATCATAGTAGCCACCGTTCATCAACAGATAGCAGTTGGATGATATCTTCTTTACACGCTCATGGTCACGCGACCTGTCAGCGATCGGGCGTACATCCTTACCCTTGTTTCTACCACGCATAGGTTTGGTGTTATTGTAGATAGCCTCTACCTCTGCGAATGATGATATTCTTTCGTATGACATAGCCATTAGTCTGTTCCCTTCTGTGTTAGTGAGTCACTAACATTGTCGTTAGCAAACTCTACTTCGTTGTTGATCTGTCTTGATATGTATAGTGCGTCAGCAAGCGTGTCAGCCAAGCGGCTACCCTGCACGTCATCCTGACCACCACAGTCACTCTCGTTGCATGAGATCTGTATGTCGTTGTCCTCCTCTCCAATACGTATAAATCTGTACGCGTATGGCATGTTGCGTTCAGCCCAGAATGTCTCAGCAAGTTTGGGCAGTGCTTCAAACCCTTTGACATCATCATAGTCCTCATACCACTTAACTTGTTCTACTGTGTACATGGCAACCCATGCGTCCTCATACTCACCGATCTCCCATGATGGTATGAGGTCTTCTTTCTGCACATACATGTTGAGTGCATACACAGACATGAGTTCATCCATATCTTCTTTACTGCCCATTGCTACTGCAATGACTACATCGCTACGGTATCCCATCTTACATATCTCCTGATTTTACGTGGACTGTAATGCCACAGTCGGGCTTTGCACTTTTGTTGTCGATGATGACCCACAACACTGGGCATGACCACTGACCCCACGACCCAACGTAGCCATCGGTAATCACGATAACAGCTTGTGGTGTGATGTTCTTGTCGGTCATGTACGCTGGCACACACTCAACGTAAGTGCCACCGCCACCCTTGGGTCTGGTTGATGTCACCATCGTATCGAGTTCGTGCATGTCGTACTTCTCGTCCTGACATACTTTCGTATCCCAATACAATAGGCGTACTGCTTCTGGGTGTATGGTGTCAGCGATTGATTTGATTTCTGTTAGTGCAACACTAACTTCCCTGTCACCGATAGACCCTGACATGTCAGTGGCAATCACCAACTCGTCAACACGCTCGGAGATACCACTCGGCAGATAGTGACCCATGCCAATGTAACGCCTGTTGGGTCGCTTCCATGTTGAATAGTCATTGCCTGTGCATGTGGTGGTGATGAAGTCACGCATGACCTCACGCCAATCGACTTGTGGTTGAAGCAAGTCCTGCAAGTCACGGTCACCACCTGACCCCATCTTGCCAGCGATCAACGCACCCTGACGCACTGCCTCGTCAATGTCTCGCGCTAGCTCCTGTTGCTCGGCTGGAGATAGTTCTTGTGCGCCCTCGAAGTCATGCTCGTCGAAGCCTTGTGGTGACGCGTTACCCTGCGTACCATTACCGCTACCGTCCCCGGCACTAGAACCATCTTGTGGCGTTGTGTCTTGCTTGAGCAGATTGAATACTTGGGCTGTGTCCATACCACGATACTTCTCATCATAACAACCTACTGTGAGTGGGCCTGTCATGGTTGCGAAGCCGTCCTTGTTGTCATCAGAAATCTTGAGGTTGATAACGAAGTCCATCGCCATGTTGGCAAGCTGTGGGTTCTCATCCCATAGGTGCTTCCAAGTCTTGAGATGTTGATACAGCTTGTGATAGCACTCATGCAGTATGAGATAGCGGAACTCTGGATCGTTGCACTGATCCGCGAACCCACGCCCATACACCTCGTCACGTCCGTTGGTATACGCTGTCTGTGTGCTGTCGCAGATACGCTTCTCACCGATCATCAGTATGCCAGCGAGTGCGACATACTTGGGGTGACCCATGATGTCGATGACACATTTGTTGAGCCGTTGCTCGGTAGTCAGTTGTTTTCCAATAGCAAGCATTGGTCTGTCCTTTCTGGGTGAGGCACATGCCCCACCCCATAAGATGTTAGTGAGTCACTAACTATTTCTTGTCAGCCGCGAACATGTAGTTGTTGTCCATCGCCCATTGTGTGAACTTCTTGTTTGTCATAACAAGTGACTGCTTGGCATACTTGGGTGCGCGCACTCCGTTGGCAAACATACCCTGTGCTTCTTTGTCGAGGCGAACAAGGTAATCCATCCATGGATCAATCCAGTCTCTCTCCAAAGATGCTAGTGTGCGATACACAATCATACACACACCTGCGGCACTGGTCGGTATCTTGGCAGTCTTGGGTTCCTGTTTGATAGACTCGGCACTCGGTAGCTGGTCAGCCAGCTTGACAAACGCCATCAAGTCCATCGCGCCACGCTCACCGATAGTACCCATGAGCATAGCTGTTGTGGTCTGGTCATCTAATCCATCTCGTACTTTGAGTATGTCGCTTGCCGCCTCCAACGAGCGTGGTGTAACAAACGCGGCTCTGTTCTGCTTGGGATGGAAGATGTATGGATTGTCGTCTGGGTCTTTGATGTCCTCAAACGAGTAGAAAATTTGCGGGTTGTCTTTTGCCCAGCCAAGTAACGTGTGGTCGATGTCATTGTTAATCCCCCATTCAATCCATTCCATGTTAGTGGGTTTGCGTGTTTGTACTACAGTCATGCGATTACGTGCGTGTGGTGGTAGCAAGTCACCGACACCCTCAGAGCCTTTGTTAGTCGTGGCAAAGATAATGCTGTCAGGGTGCAGTGTGTAGCTACCGATCTTGCGCTCCAGTATAAGACGTAACAGTGCGTTCTTGACTGCTGGGTTGGACTTGCCGAACTCGTCAATCATCAGGACGACAGGCGTGTGGTTGTGCGCACCCAATTCTTCATTAGTGAGATACGTCACATAGCCTGTGCCATCATCCATCTTGGCAATGTTGGGTATGGTGATGTCACCCAAGTCCTTGGTCGTGCAATCGAAGTAGCACAAGATGTGGTCGGGCTTCTCTTTGCCGATCACAGGTAGTAGTGATGACTTGCCAGTACCCATGTCACCTTGGATGAGCATGGTGCGTTTGTGTCCTGTCTTGAGAATAGCATTGGCTACTTGGTCAAGACCCAGTGCATACATTGCTGTTGCTGTGTTCATAATAAACTCCATTCTTTCTAAGTTGTGTTAGTGTGTCACTAACAAGTTACATGCCGATTGATGGTAGTGATTTGATGACCTCATCCACGGTACGCTTAGTCTCTGACCGCAGGTGAGCATCCTCGCGCAGTGCATCAGCATTGACACCGCGTAGTGCATCTTCAAGTTTCATACGTGCCGCGTTCATCTGGCTGTCGCCCGATACGTTACACACGTTAAGAAGTTCTACCATGTCAAGGACGTTGGTCACGAGCGTGTCGCGGAATACTTTCTTGTCCTCGGATGGTGTGTAGTCGAGTCGCTCGGACATAGCAGATAACGCCTTGTGGGTGCGTTGCCACACGTCATTCATTGCGTTGTTTAGCTGTGTCGAGTAGTAGGATTGGTAGTGATCCTTGACTTGTTCCGTTGCTTCATTGCCAATGTCGATACGAAAATCACCAGCGTCAGGCAGTGGAATATACGACAAGCGGAACCCAAACTTGTTGCGTAAGCTGTCGATTGATGGATACTCGTCACGATTGAACAAGTCACCTAGCTTTGCGGATGCTTGGGTGATCTCCCATTCGTAACCTTGTAGAAACGTGTTAACAAGCCTGTCATACTCGTTCTGTATGTCAGTCATTGCTTGATGATACTTGAAGTATTGAGCCGTTGGCAAAAGACGCAAGCCTGTGTCAGACCACGGCATTGTCATAGCGTAGTGCATGTTGCGGCTGTTAGCTGTGAACTTCTGTACTGCAACAAGTTCTTGGCAATCAGCGAGTAGCTTCTTGTGTACAGAGGCAACACCGGATGCCGCAAAGTTTGCATCGGTAACATCTTCTGATGCTTTGCGATCTTTCTTGCGTCCTGTCCATGTTGAGATGGATAACTCACATAGCATGGCAGATGATCCAATGCTTGGTGTAGATGGTGCAGGGTTTACGGAATTCCGTAAAGTTTCGGTTGAGGTAATCTGTGTCATGTCGTTCTCCTGTGTGACAAGTTTTAGTGTGTTGTGTGAACATGACCGAGAGCGGTCAGTTCTTTGATGGTCTCTGCTACAGCTGTAGCAATGTCCTCTGCATATGAGTGTGACGGCTGTGTCCAGCCGAGGTCATCCAGATGCTTGAGGTGGTCAAGCAACATGGCGATGCGCTGCTGCTTGGGGTCTTTTATGTGTGCGTAGTTCTTCATTGGTCTCTCTCTTTCTTTACGGAATTCCGTAAACTGTGGTTAGTGTGTCACTAACATTTTGGTTTGTGGTTACGTTTTGCATAATGTGTCCTTTCATGACAACAGGTTGTAAAACAGTCAAACTCTGACTGTCCTTATATTATAGCAAATATTATCAGCAATGTCAAATGATGTGGAAACGTGTTGTATTGTGTGTATCTGTGTAGTGTACTGTAATGTTCTGTAATGTTCTGTGGTGGGGGCGTGTAACGCATTGGAAAAACAGGAATGTTCTATTGTTCGTTTTTTGAGGGTTTTGGACATCCGCGTCGGCGCCCTCTCAGAGATGAGAACATTCGTGTTGACGTGTTAGTGAGTCACTAACAAGACTAAGCATTATTTGAAAAAACGAACATTACACTACTAAAAAATAAAACTATATAAAAATAGAAGAATAGATAAAAGCTGATAGGGAAGAAACTCTATTGCTTATCATGCGTTGTCACAAACCGACACGAAAACATAATGTTCTCAAAGCGGTCTAAAAAAACGAACATTACGGAACATTATAAAGAACATTAGAACATTAGGCTCAACGCGGCTCCGAGAACTGGTATCAACGTGTTAGTGTGTCACTAACATAAACGTGTAATCATGCGTGTGATGGCTCAACGCTACTCCGAGAACTGGTTTCGTAGGCACAAAAAAAGGCAGGGAAATAAATCCCTGCCTGATCTTAACGTCTTGTCATTAGATATCCGATGCCCATAACAGCCATCGAAACCATTATCCAAATGACGTGAATAGCAACCCATATCCAAGGCCATGGGCTGCGTATGTTTTCTTCTATTGATACACCAGCCAAAAAGAACAGCATACCAAACACCACAATGATATATCCCCAAACTTTCATTATCTTTTCTCCCAATAGTCAGCCGGTATAGTGCGGTCAACCATATGTTGATGCGCAACCGAAACTGTAGTTAAGTAATCGTTAAACTCAGGCGATGCCACAAAACGCAGATCCCCAAACTCATCTTCAGTAACCGACATCCAGATCATCGGCTCACCATTCAAATATAAACCAGTCATAACTTGTTACCTTTCGTAAAAGAAAAGGCAGGGAATAAATCCCTGCCTAGTATGATTAGAACTTAGCGTGTAAGACAGACTTGGCAGTCTTGATCGCCTCGGCCAGTTTGATCAGATCAACGCCGTTGATGCCTTCCGAATTCTCAATAACCTTAGAGCAGTCGTTGAGATTGTCGGCGATACGTTGCGCATCAGACCGCTTGGTATTAGCGCCGCCGTTCTTCGCATCTTCACGCTTGGATAGAGCAGTCTTGAAGTCGTTGCGTCTAGCGCCAATCTGCTGTTGCCAGTATCGCTTGTTAGCCTTGCCGGTCTCAGTTAGCGTTTTGGTGTTAGTCTCCAAAAGCTTTTGAGTGGTGGCCGTAAAGCCAGCAACGATTGCCGCGTTGAGTTCGGCGAACTTTTCTTCGCTGGCAGTAGACTTGCTGTCTTTGCCTTTCGGCGAGATCAAGTCAGTAGACTTCCAACCATCGGCCACGAACAAGTCAATGGCTGTTTGAGTTGCACGTAGCGACTTGGTGGTCGCTGAGACTGCGTTGGCGATTGCGCTAGCCAACTTAGCGTTTACGAAATTAGACATAATGAATTCCTTTCTTATGTCGCTAGTGAAGGAACGGTATGTCCCTTCGATGGTTGTAATATGGCACATCCTAACGTGTTTTGATATAGATAGATTGTAAACGTGTTATTATTTGTTAGTGTATACACTAACATTTAGTTCTATGGCAGGTAATGGCTAAATCTGGCATATCGTTGACCCACCCGCCCCCTATGACCCGTTATGTGTTGTTAGTTACATACACATCTATATATTACTAATTTCCACGAACTAATCGGTATTTTCTCAGTTTGGACCCCCCACCCCCTCTCACACAGGAACACCCCCCGGTAGGAGTCCCAACCTACTTGCATAAAAAATAATTATTGTGTATAGATTGATAAGGGTGAGGGGATCAGGCGTCTTGCGCTGTCAACAAAAGATAGTCTGAATCGGCAATCCCCCTCACCCGTTACGGTTAATAACCTGCGAAAAGATATGAGTATATTGGTAGAACCTGAACTAGGCGTGGCGATTCCTGACGAGTCCCCATTCGTAGATCTAAGCCAACGCACAGATGCAGCTAGTGAAACTGCCAAGGAACTTGCTGACCATGGGTTAGATGTAGAACCTACCAAGGAAGACAAGGATATCGCAGCTAAATTAGTCACAGCATATGCAGATGATCCTGAAGCTACCTCCAAAAAGGTTACTGATAAAAAGATAGCAACGCTGACACCCGCCTCTCTGATACTTACAAACAATATTCTTCAGGAGTTTGGGCAGTCAGTAGTCAAAAGTTCATTACATATACGCCACCTTGTGACTAACAAGTTACTGTTAGAGACAGAAAACCCAGATCCTCGTGTACGTATGCGCGCATTAGAGCTGTTGGGTAAGATATCTGACGTTGGATTGTTTGCAGAGAAGTCCGAAGTGACCATAACGCATCAATCCACCGACGATTTACGAGCTAAATTACGGGAGAAACTACAAAAACTCAGTACACCAGAGGAAAAAATACAAGATGCCATCGTTATTGATGGTGAATCTCTGGATGTTGACGCTGAGTTAGGACTGGAGAATGAAAAATGAAGGTTTTTTTACTTGTTGTAAGTGTATGGGGGTTCACCGCAGAAGAAGAATGGGTATATGTAGGCAATAATGTTGTTCTAGATGTGCTTATGACTCAAAAAGAATGTGATTCCATGGCTAAAAACTGGGTATGGAGAGAAAGAAACAAAAATTACAAGCTTATAACCAGTTGTGAGCTTGCTAAACTACCCGAAGATCTTAAAAAACCTAAAGGTGAGATGTCGTGACATCTGAATTGGCGGTAGATTTCACTGAAGAAGAAGTTCAACAGATGTTGGGCAACTTGGATCAGTACACTGAGGACGAAATTGTAGAGATCGACCGTCTTGTTGACGAATTAAGCACCAGAAAGACCAATAAAGCGGCTTATGACGACCTGATTGAGTTCTGTAAGCGTATGCAGCCTGATTATATCGTCGGAAAACACCATAGAATGCTTGCAAACATGCTTATGGACATCGCAGAGGGTAAAAAAGACCGTATTTGTGTCAACATACCCCCCAGACACGGTAAATCGCAGCTTGTTTCCATATTCTTTCCGGCTTGGTTTCTGGGTAGGAACCCTAATAAGAAGGTTATGATGGTGTCACACACCACCGATCTGGCGGTGGACTTTGGACGTAAGGTACGTAATCTTATATCTACTGAAGAGTATAGCTCTATATTCCCTACAGTGAAACTAGCAATAGATTCCAAGTCTGCTGGTCGCTGGAATACTAATGCAGGAGGTGAGTATTATGCGTGCGGTATTGGTTCCTCTATTGCTGGTCGCGGTGCTGACCTCTTGCTCGTTGACGATCCCCATTCCGAACAAGATGTCATTAACGGAAACTTTGAAGTCTTTGAAAAAGCATATGAGTGGTTCACCTTCGGAGCGCGTACACGATTAATGCCGGGAGGTCGTGTGGCTATCATACAAACCAGATGGCACATGGATGATCTGACAGGGCGGGTTGTCAGAGACATGGGGCAGAATGATCGAGCTGATCAATATGATGTGGTAGAGTTTCCAGCCATACTCGATATAATAAATAAGAAAACCAAGAAGTCAGAACAGAAACCGTTATGGCCTGAGTTTTTTGACCTTAACGCGCTACTACGCACCAAGGCATCTATGCCTGCGTTTCAATGGAATGCGCAATACCAGCAACAACCTACCGCAGAAGAGGCCGCTCTTATCAAACGTGACTGGTGGGGTATATGGAAACAAGAACGTCCGCCCGATTGTGAGTATGTTATCATGTCTTTGGATGCGGCAGCAGAAGCACACAACCGTGCTGATTACACAGCATTGACGACATGGGGTGTGTTTTTGAATGAAGAAGAGAACAATTATAATATTATATTGCTAAACAGCATAAAAAAGCGTATGGAGTTCCCAGAGCTTAAACAGCTTGCCATGGAAGAATACGAAGATTGGGAGCCAGACGCGTTTATCGTTGAGAAAAAAAGTTCTGGTACGGCCCTATACCAAGAAATGCGCAGGTCAGGTTTGCCTGTACAGGAGTATACCCCACATAGAGGTTCAGGAGATAAGTTGGCCCGTCTAAATTCCGTATCTGATATTGTAGCATCGGGCTTATGTTGGGTTCCAGAGACCCGTTGGGCAGAAGAAGTTATAGAAGAGATTGCAGGATTCCCGTTTATGAGCCATGATGACTTAGTTGATTCGACAGTTATGGCCCTTATGAGATTCCGTCAGGGGGGCTTTATACGTCTACCTAGTGATGAACCTGAAGAACAACGGTACTTTAAACGACGTAGTGGCGGATACTATTAGGGGTTAATATTATGGCAGTTGAAAAGGGATTATACCAAGCTCCAACAGGTGTGGATGAAGGACTACCAGAAGGTGAGATGCCACAGCCAGATCTGGAGATTGAGATTGTCGATCCAGAAATGGTTACACTAGATGATGGTAGTGTAGAGATAACTATTATTCCCGGTCAGGAATCGGGCGATATGTCATTCGACGGTAATCTGGCAGAAGCCATGGATGATAGTCAGCGTGCTTTATTAGCTGACGAGCTAATAGGACTAATAGATTCCGATATTGATAGTCGTAAAGAATGGGCAGATACGTTTGTAGACGGTCTGGATGTTCTAGGGTTTAAGTATGAAGAGCGCACAGATCCTTGGGAAGGCGCATGTGGTGTGTATTCTACAGTGCTGGCAGAAGCCGCAATCAGATTCCAAGCCGAGACTATGAGTGAGACATTCCCCGCCCTTGGACCGGTAAAAACAAAGATTCTAGGTGAAGAGACTAAAGAGAAGACTGAAGCTGCAGCTCGTGTAAAAGCAGATATGAACTACGAGCTTACCGAGAATATGGTTGAGTATCGCCCAGAGCATGAGAGGTTATTATATAGCTTGGGGTTAGGTGGTTCAGCGTTCAAGAAAGTATACCACGACCCTAATGTAGGGCGTCAGGTTGCGTTGTTTATACCTGCGGAAGACTGTATTGTGCCATATAGCGCAGCACACATTGAGACTGCGGAACGTGTCACGCATGTTATGCGTAAGACAAAGAACGAACTTAAAAAATTACAGGTGGCTGGGTTCTATCGTGACATAGACCTTAACGAGCCAGAGCCTTATCATTCTGATATTGAGATACGTAAGGCTGAAGAAGGTGGGTATTCTCTAACTGACGATGATCGGTATGCATTGTACGAAGTACATGCTGACCTTGTGGTTGAAGGGTTTGACGATTCTGAAGAAGAGATCGCTAAACCTTATGTAGTAACTATAGAGCGTGGATCAGGAGAAGTCCTTGCGATCAGACGTAACTGGAACCCTGAAGATCCGCTCAAACTGAAACGCCAGCACTTTGTACATTATCCATATGTACCGGGGTTTGGCTTTTATGGTCTTGGGCTTGTCCACATTATTGGTGGGTATGCACGAGCAGGAACCTCCTTGATACGCCAACTTGTCGATGCCGGTACGCTCGCTAATTTGCCCGGCGGACTGAAGTCCCGTGGGCTGCGTATCAAGGGGGATGACGTTCCTATTGAGCCGGGAGAGTTTAAAGATGTGGATGTGCCGTCAGGTAGTATTCGTGACAACATTATGCCTCTGCCGTACAAGGAACCATCTCAGACGCTTCTAGCATTGCTAGATAAAATCACTAACGAAGGCCGCAGACTGGGCGCTATTAGCGATATGAACATATCTGATATGTCAGCTAATGCTCCAGTAGGCACAACGCTGGCGCTTTTGGAGCGTACACTAAAGCCGATGGCTGCAGTACAAGCCCGTGTTCACTATGCTATGAAGCAGGAGTTCAAGCTTCTTAAGGCTTTGATGGCAGAATACGCGCCAGCCGAGTATTCGTATCAGCCTGTTAGAGGAGAAGTATCTGCTCGACAAGCTGATTACATGATGGTGGATGTTATCCCCGTTAGTGATCCTAATAGTTCTACCATGGCACAGCGGGTTGTTCAGTATCAGGCTGTCCTGCAAATGTCATCTCAGGCACCGCAGATTTACGACCTGCCACAGCTACACAGACAGATGATTGAAGTTCTTGGAGTAAAGAACGCAGACAAACTTGTTCCTATAAAGGACGATATGAAGCCCGCAGATCCTGTCAGTGAAAACATGAACGCACTTATTGGTAAGCCTATGAAGGCGTTTATCTATCAAGATCACGAGGCACACATCGGCGCCCACATGGCGTTTATGCAAGACCCATCGGTCATGGGTATGATCGGGCAGAACCCACAAGCACAACAGATAATGGCATCCCTGCAAGCCCATATTGCAGAGCATCTTGGGTTTAAGTACCGCAAGGATATCGAAGAAAAACTTGGTGCGCCACTACCAGCACCAAACGAGGAGCTTCCAGAAGATATCGAAGTGCAGCTTGCACGGGTTGTTTCAGAAGCTGGTAAGCAACTTACACAGGCAAATCAGCAAGCAGCCGCACAGAAACAGGCACAGCAGCAGCAACAAGATCCTATCATTCAAATGAAACAAGCTGAACTGCAGATCAGACAGGCAGAAGAACAACGTAAGGCACAGAAAGACGCTGCTGATATACAGATCAAACAAGAAGAGCAGAAACGCAAACTTGTAAAAGATATTGCTGATGCAAAACTTGAAGAACAACGACTTGAACTTGAAACGTTAGAAGTTGGTATAGACGCTAAAAAAGCTGGCGTAAAAATGCGGGCAGATAAACAAGCTAGCAGAACTAAAACAGAACTGGAAATAGCTAAACTAGCTACAACTAAGAAAGATTAATTATGGCTAAAACCGTCTTTGACGTGCTGATTGATAAATTAGACGAGGATAAATCCTCTGCATTACAGTTTCTTGGAGGGGGCGGAGCAAAAGACTTTGCCCAGTATAAGGAAATAACAGGTATGATACGGGGTCTAGATGCCTGCAAGAATTATATAGAAGACCTCTCGCGCAATTATATGGAAGATGACGATGGCTGAAGCAATTGAAAAAATCACTCCTGATGAAGATTGGGACGCACAATTACCTAAACCTTGTGGGTATCGTTTGTTGGTAGCATTGCCCGACGTAAGTGATACTTATGAAGGTAGTAGTTTACTTAAAACTGATGATGAGAAACGCAAAGAATATATCATGTCGATTATGGGTGTGGTTATTGATATGGGCGAAGCTGCCTATGCCGATAAAGATAGATTCCCCACAGGCGCATGGTGTAAAGTTGGTGACTATGTAATGTTTCGTATGAACACCGGCACTCGTTTTAAGGTAAACGGCAAAGAGTTCCGTTTAATGAATGACGATTCTGTTGAGGCAGTTATTCCTGACCCTCGTGGAATTTGCAAAGTATAGGAGTCCATGATGGCGTTTCAGAAAGTAGAGTATGAGTTTCCTGATGAGAAGGAAAATAAACCAGACATAGAAGTGGAGAGTTCCAGTGCTGTTGAAATTGACTTATCTGGTAAAAAATCTGCAGAGCCTGCTCCAAAACCTGAGAGTAAAAGTGACACTCCTAATCACGGACTTGAGATTGAAGTTGTTGATGATACGCCAAAAGCTGATAGAGGGCGTAAAGTCTCTGAGCCACCAGCTGATATCACTGATGAAGAACTTGAAGAATACTCTGATAAGGTAAAGAATAGGATAAAGCATTTTAGTAAAGGCTATCACGACGAGAGGCGAGCAAAAGAAACAGCTCTCCGCGAAAGACAAGAGTTAGAAGCGTTTGCTAAAAAGCTGGTGGATGAAAACAAAGAATTAAAAGGCACGGTTGGTAAGAATCAATCAACTATGCTTGAGCAAGCTAAACGATCTGCTACAGGCGAGCTAGAACAGGCCAAAGCTAAATATAAGGTAGCGTATGAGTCTGGAGACGCAGAGGCAGTTGTTGAAGCACAAGAAAGCCTAACATCTGCCAAGATTAAGGCCGATAGGTTAAATAATTTAAAACTTCCCGCTTTACAGGAGGAAGAAACTCCTGTTAACTTACCAACAGAAACCGCTCCACCGGTAGATACACGGGCTAATGAATGGGCAGCAGCTAATTCATGGTTCGGGTCAGACGATGAAATGACCGCTCTAGCAATGGGGTTGCACGCAAAGCTTCAGAAAGATGGCGTTGCCATCGGAAGCGACGAATACTACGAGAAAATTGATTCTCGTATGCGCCAAGTATTCCCCGATAGTTTCGAGGATGCTGAAATAGAAGTCGAGAAGCCTAAGAAACAGGCAAATGTGGTTGCACCCGCAACGCGGAGCGCAGCGCCAAAGAAAGTAACGCTAACGCAAACACAAGTGTCTATAGCTAAACGACTCGGAGTACCCTTAGAACTATACGCCCAAAAGGTTGCAGAAGAAATGAGGAAGAACTAATGGCTGAAAATCGTATTAAACGTGAAGAGACCACCCATGAAAAAACGACCCGTACTAGAGCTTGGCAAAGACCAGAGACACTGCCCTCACCGAATCCTGAGCCGGGTTACGCATTTCGTTGGATTAGAGTCGCCACGCAGGGGCAAACTGACGCCACCAATGTTTCCTCTAAATTTCGTGAAGGTTGGGAGCCTGTAAAAGCTACAGATCATCCAGAGATTACAATGGTCACTATTGAGAATGAAAAATTCAAAGATAATGTCGTAATCGGAGGTCTAATTCTTTGTAAAGCTCCACAAGAACTGATTGATGAGCGCACCGCGTATTACGAACAACAGACGCGGGGTCAGATTGACTCAGTTGATAACAACCTTATGAGAGAAAACGATCCCCGGATGCCGCTTTTCCATGAGCGGAAGTCAAAAGTTACTTTTGGATCTGGGGGGTAACATTAAACCTTTGTTATCTGGAGATAAATAGATGGCATATCCTACCATTGATGCCCCATATGGTCTTCGTCCAATCGGAATGATTGGGGGCCATAATTATTCGGGCGCAACACGTAAGATCCCCATTGCTTCAAACTACGGCACGGCTCTCTTTTATGGAGATGTGGTGCAGTACAAGAACGATGGTACTATCATTATCACCACATTACAGAATGACACTTCTGTAGTAGCTGGTGTTATTGGCGTGTTTATGGGTTGTAGTTATACAGACCCAAACACAAATCAACTAACCTTTCGTCAGAGCTATCCCGGAAGTATTGTAGCTTCTGATATTGAAGCGTATGTATGTGACGATCCAAACGTACTGTTTAAGGTAGTAAACTGCACTAGCGCGTCTGCTGATGGCGCAACTGGTGGACTACTCCCTGCATTTGTTAGCCGCGCTAACTCAATCTCCTGTAATGCGGAGCTTGTGCTTAACACTGGTGTAACAGCGTCAGGTAACAGCCGTATGGGTGTTTTCATTAACAACGTAGCGACAATCTTGCCGATTACTGTTGTTGATGTTGTCCCTGATACTAAGAACAGCGATGGTAATTTTGTTGAGTTTATTGTTAAACTTACCCAAGGTTATCAACGTTATCAACAAACCGCTGGCGTATAAGGAGGGGTAGACAATGGCTATTTCACGCGCACAACTACTTAAAGAACTCCTTCCCGGCCTGAACGCTTTGTTCGGATTGGAGTACGCAAAATATGGTGAAGAACACGCAGAGATCTTTGAAACAGAGACTTCTGATCGCTCTTTTGAAGAGGAGACAAAACTATCTGGCTTCTCAGCAGCACCAGTCAAAAACGAAGGCTCTGCCATCGAGTATGACAATGCACAAGAGGCATTCACCGCACGCTATTCACACGAGACCGTTGCAATGGGTTTCAGCATCACGGAAGAAGCAATCGAGGACAACCTCTACGATTCTCTGTCTGCTCGTTACACTAAAGCTCTCGCTCGTGCTATGGCGTACACAAAACAAGTTAAGGCAGCGACTATTCTTAATAATGCCTTTTCTAGTAGCACTACATACGGTGACGGTAAGGAGCTTTGTGCTACTGACCATCCACTTGTTAATGGTGGTACTAACTCTAATGAGCCTGCAACCGCAGCTGACCTTAACGAGACTTCACTTGAAGCCGCCGTTATTCAGATTGCAGGTTGGACTGATGAGCGTGGCCTGTTGATCGCAGCAAAGCCTCGTAAACTGGTCATCCCACCGAACCTACAGTTTGTGGCAACTCGTTTGCTGGAGACTGAAGGACGTGTGGGTACAGCCGACAATGACCTGAATGCACTTCGCAATAATGGTTCTGTCCCAGAAGGTTACACAATCAATCATTATCTAACAGATACTGATGCGTTCTTCCTTCTGACTGACGTTCCTAACGGTCTGAAGCATTTCACACGTAGCCCAATGGCTACCTCTATGGATGCTGATTTTGATACTGGCAACAGTCGGTACAAAGCCCGTGAGCGTTACTCATTCGGTGTGTCCGATCCGTTGGGCATCTTCGGTTCACCCGGAGCATAAGCATATTAGAGGGGGGTGGCTTGCCACTCCCTTCTTTTTCATATACTATACCTTATTCCTGACAGCCGCATACTGTGGCTGACACTAGCCACGACAGGAGATAGACATGGCTAATACTACTTTTAACGGTGCAGTGCGCTCCGAAAATGGCTTTAAAGTTGTAACTAAAAGCTCCACTTTGGGAACTTTTACAGAACAATTAAACGCTAGTAGCGATGGCGTTCTTGAAGTTCAAAAAGTCGCTACATCTGGTAGAGACAATATTGTTGCAGCAGGAACAACCACTGGCGCAAACAATGCTAGTTTAGGCACTGCAGCTACAATCTTCAATGTTACCCCCAACGCACATGGTTCTGGTATTGCTGATGCAGCGATTAACACGTTCATCAACAAGATTGGTGGAGACATCGTTACTACGATTCTTATTGATCTGCATGGCGGTCTAGCATCTGGTGGTTCAGCCGATGACGTTATTGGTACTGATGGCGGTGCAGCAAATGCGTATATTGCAGAACTCACAAGCGCAGTGAACGGTATACCATACCTAATAGAGTTTGCTTGTCTTGAGGTTCCAACTGGCGGTGATCCAGATATCAATCTTGTTTGTTCTGCAACAGGTACAACTGCTGAAAATGCAGCCGTTACAAGTGGGACTGTTCTTCTAAACAATGGAGATTTGACACTTGGGTTCTATGCGGAAGCAGATGGTGGGGCTACACTAGCAGCTCTGAGCAAAAAGTATCTATATCTGACATCAGGAGATGCAACAGAGGCAGCTTATACCGCAGGAAAAATATTGATTAAAATCCACGGTGCAGCTTTTGACTATGCTAATGGCTAATATTAACAGAGAGGGGGATACCCCTCTCCTTTCTTGAAGGAGATTGATATGGGTCATAGCTCAGACATAAAAGCTAAGTTTATTAGCGATGAGAATGCGTCAGATGATGATCGCTTAGTAACCGCTGCAAGGCCAAACACTAGTGCTACAATGGCAAACACTACCTTTGCCGGTGGAGGTGCTAGAAACGTTACTGTAACCACTACTGGCACAGGTGATAATGCAAAAACTTGTACAATTACAGGTACAGATGTTTTTGGTAACGCCATGACAGAAGTCATAACTTCTACTGGTAGTGCAGCTACCGTTGCAGGAACTAAACTATTTCTTACAGTATCTGCCGTAGAGTGTTCAGCACAGTATGCTGCTAACATAAAAGTAGGGTCGGGCGACCTTTGCGCAGAAGCCATTAATGGTGGCAACAGAGTTCGTCTAAAAGGTTTCTCCATAGTATCTGGTGGCACTGCAGGAACTGTAGAGTTCTTTAATAACACTCCAGAAGACGGTTCTGCGTTATTTAAATCTCGTACTATCGGAACGGACAACACCACTTTAGATAGAACAATACCTGCTGATGGTGTTCTGTTTGAAGACGGTATGTCAGTTAAATATACGATAGCTACCATAGATATGATGACGTTCTTCCATGGCTAGGCGTAAAGGCACAATGAAAGGCCACACTATTGGTGGAGGACATAAGCGCCCCACTAAGTCTGGTGCTGGCATGACTAAAAAAGGTGTTGCCAAATATCGTAGAGACAATCCCGGCAGCAAGTTAAAAACCGCAGTTACTGGTAAAGTAAAAGCTGGTAGCAAAGCCGCAAAACGGCGCAAGTCATATTGCGCTCGTAGTGCGGGGCAAATGAAAAAATTTCCGAAGGCTGCTAAAGATCCTAATTCTAGATTACGGCAAGCAAGGAAAAGATGGAAATGCTAGATGCCATATTTACAGTCCAATATACCATACTTCAAAGCTTGGGTTCGTAGAGAATATACTAAGAACTTAATGGAGTATCATGGCGATTTCCTTCATGCCATGGTCGTTGCTGTAACTACCATGCCTAACCGCACTCTTAGTTTTCAAGTTATCTTCACAGGGTGTGAGTCGGATGATACCGATGAGCCTAACGTGCATGGTGGTGCTATGTGGGCTAGGATGCCGCTCACAGCCCTTGTAGCTGATGTGCCATACGAAGAATGGCCCACAGAGTTACCGCCTTATATAGCGCAACCTTGGGACTGTATGTCCCATTATCATTCCGTATATAAGATTGAAAGAGCATCACCAGCGCCTTGGATGGCAAAAGTAGACGGTGAGTTCTACCCTGCTAAATATTACTTTACTGTAGATTACACAGACAGCGAGGTCGCAGATGATCCAGCACAACACAAACAAAGCCATGTGCTTGAATTGTTAGATGCTGGCGAGTTTACAGGTAATATGGTAGCGTTACCTAATAATCGGGTGCGGGTTACGCATCCTGCGTGGTTTGAGACGGGCGAAGGCGCTCCAGACTTCAAACCAAACCAACATATCTACAATTCAAAAGAAGATGTGGATTATGTGTGGGATACTAACCGAGTGTTCAACAATTTGTATAAGGACGAATCTGATGAGTAGTATGAAAGATAAAAGACTAGCAGCCCTTAAAGACCTTATGAAAGGTAAAAAGCCAAAAGAGAAAGGAGGCGTTTTAGATATTCCTGTCGGTCCAGTTAAAGGTATGATGAAGAAGAATGGTAAAAAAGCTGGCGGTATGATGAAGAAAAAAGGTTATAAGATGGGCGGAGCTATGAAGAAAAAAGGCATGGCTGCTGGTGGTATGATGAAGAAAAAAGGCATGGCCAAAGGTGGTATGGCTAAAAAAGGTATGGCCAGAGGTGGCATGATGAAAAAGGGCTACGCCATGGGTGGAGCCATGAAGAAAAAAGGTATGTCCAGAGGCGGTAAACTTCGTGGTAACGGTATAGCAGTTAGAGGTTTTCGTTCCGGTAAAATGGTTACTATGAAGGGTTCGTGAAGATAGTGACAAAACGTAAAGACCCAAAAGTTGGTACTGGAAAAAAGCCAAAAGGTAGTGGTCGTAGACTTTATACTGACGAGAATCCTAAAGATACTGTAGGTATAAAGTTCGCCACTCCTTCTGATGCTAGAGCTACAGTAGCAAAGGTAAAGAAGGTAAATAAACCTTTTGCTAGAAAAATACAGATACTTACAGTGGGTGAGCAAAGAGCCAAGGTTATGGGTAAAACCGAAGTTGCAAATATTTTTCGACGAGGAAAAGAAAGCATAAGGAGGGCTAGAAAAAATGCCTAAAGACGCTTGTTATCATAAGGTTAAGGCTCGTTATAAAGTTTTTCCATCAGCGTATGCTTCAGGAGCCATTGCTAAATGCCGAAAGGTTGGTGCTGCTAATTACGGTAACAAAAGTAAAAAGAAAGCCGCTGGAGGTGTTGTACAGCTTAATGGTGGGGGTCTTGCTAGACGTAAGAGAAAGAGACCTGCTAGTAACGGCAATATAGCTAGAGGTTGTGGTATAGTTAACCGTCGTAAAGTTACGAAGTATGTGTGAGGCATCATGGCTGTACGTAAAACCAAAAAAGGATTGGCGTTAAAACGCTGGTTTAAAGAGGATTGGAAAGATGTACGCACTGGCAAGGCATGTGGCAGACAAAAGGGTGAAAAACGCGGAACTCCTTATTGCCGTCCTTCCAAACGTGTTTCTTCCAAAACCCCTAAAACTTCAGGAGAAATGTCGGCCTCTGAGAAAAGAAAACGTATTAACCAAAAGAAAAGACTTGGGCAACCAGCAGGAAAGCCAAGGAGAGTAGAAGCAGCTCGCCGGAAGAGGAAGAAATAAATGGCTACGTCAGGCACTACCGCATTTGATATGGATTTCACTGAAATCGCTGAAGAAGCGTGGGAGCGTGCTGGACGTGAGATGCGGTCAGGCTACGACCTTCGTACTGCCCGTAGATCCATGAATTTGATGACTATCGAGTGGCAGAATCGTGGCATCAACATGTGGACTATTGATAGCGGTACGATCTCTATTACTGAAGGCACAGCGCAATATAGTCTACCTGCGGATACTGTAGACCTTCTTGACCATGTAATCCGTACTAACGCAGGTAATTCCGCAACTCAATCTGATCTTACTATAAGTCGTATTGGTGTTAGCACTTACGCATCCATCCCTAACAAGTTAACATCTGGCAGGCCAATACAGGTATTTGTAGAGCGGTTAGCTACACCTAGAATAAATCTATGGCCCGTTCCCGACACTAGTTATACGTTTGTGTATTTTAGAATGAGAAGAATAGAAGACGCTGGTAACGGAGTAGAGACAGCAGATGTTGTATATCGTTTCCTACCGTGTCTGGTAGCAGGGCTGGCATATCACATCTCTATGAAAGTGCCAGAACTTGCAGATAGAACTCAAATGCTAAAGGTCGCGTATGATGAGCAGTACAATTTAGCTGCAGGTGAAGATAGAGAAAAAACTTCTGAACGATATGTGCCAAGGATTGCTAGGATTTAATTATGTCAAATAGGTTTGCATCAACAAAACGAGCAATAGCTGAATGTGATATATGCGGATTTCGTTATAAACTACGTGAGTTGCGTAATATAATAAGAAGAGGTAATGATACTAACATAAAGGCATGTTTTGAGTGTTTTGATCACGATCATCCACAAAACCAATTAGGTATGCACCCAGTTGATGATCCACAAGCAATAAGAGATCCTAGACCAGATTTTGTGGGGTACAAGGAAAGCAGAGCGTTTAGATATTCAGGGTCGTTAGATAATAAATTACAGTTCGTAATGACCGCATCTGTAGGTTCAGTCACAGTAACAACTTCGTAGGAGAGTAAAATGAACAGATCAAACATGGGTAAGCAAGTGAAAACACCACCAAGCAAAAAAGGTTTTTCTATGCTACCAGAAGCGGTGCAAGAAAAGATGAGTCCAACACTAGCTAAAAAGTACAGCAATGGCGGCTCTGTAAAATCCAAAGGTGCAGCCAAAGGCGGCATCAAAATACGCGGTACAGGTGCAGCAACTAAGGGACTTATGGCTCGCGGTCCTATGGGGTAAGTTATGAACTACACTAATTTAAAGGCAAATGTTGAGGATATCTGTGAACAGACGTTTACGTCGGGTCAACACGAGTTATTTGCACAGCAGGCAGAACAGTTAATATTTAACTCTGTTGAACTACCAGCCATGCGTAATGTAGATAGCGGGCCTTTAACTGCCACTAACAAGTTGTATACTACTCCAGACGGGTATTTATATACCTACAGCCTAGCTGTGATTAGTAGTAGCACTACCCACTATTTGTTAAATAAAGACGTTAATTTCCTACGTGACGCTTACCCTGTAAACACCAGCGCAAAGTATGGACTACCTAAGTTCTACGCATACCATAGCACTGGAGGATCTATCGTAAAGCTAATGTTAGCTCCAACCCCAGATCAAAATTATGAGATTGAACATATATACGCTAAGTATCCTACATCCATAGTGACAGCTGGCGGTACATATTTAGGAGATAACTTTGATACTGCACTTCTTAACGGCACACTTATGGAAGCTATTCGGTTTATGAAAGGTGAGCCTGATATGGTTGCTATGTATGAAAAACGATACTTACAAGCTATTGGATTACTACAACGCACTGGAGATGGTAAATTACGACAAGATTACTACCGTTCTGGGCAAGCTCGTACGCCGGTAGCTTAAGGATATGTTATGGCTTTAACTCAAACATTATGTACGTCGTTTAAAATAGCTCTTTTAGATGGAGAGATGGATTTTAGTAGCAATACTTCACAAACATTTAAGATTGCTTTATATACATCCAGTGCTACTCTAGATGCTACTACCACTGCGTATACAACTACTAATGAGGTCAGTGGAACTGGATACACAGCAGGAGGTAATACACTTACTATAGCTGCCAATCCCGCAGCGTCAGGAACCACAGTGTTCTTGGACTTTGCTGATACGACTTGGAGTTCTTCTTCTATTACTGCTAGAGGAGCGTTGATTTACAAGTCTGCGACAGGTAACCCCGCGATAGCGGTGATTGATTTTGGAGAAGATAAGCAGACAAGTTCTGCAGATTTTGTTATTCAATTTCCAACAGCAGATAAAACAAATGCTTTAATTCGTATAGATTAGTGAGGACTCACAGATGGCAACACAATACAGCACCCTATTAAAGATAGCATTACCCACTCAGGGTGAGTTGAGTGGTAGTTGGGGTAATGTTGTAAACGATAACATTACCAAGATGGTAGAGGAAGCCATAGCTGGCACCGCAACTATTAATACTTGGAGTACTAACTCAGCCACATTATCTACAGCTAATGGTACAACAGCGGAATCAAGAAACGCTATACTGAACCTTACGGACACAAGCACATCGTTGTCTGGCGCAGCTACGGTAATTGTGCCAACTCTTAGTAAAACATTCATAGTAAAAAATGGCACAGCACAGACTGTAACTGTTAAGACATCATCAGGAACTGGTGTCGCTATTACAGCTGGAGAAACTTGTTTTGTATATTGCGATGGCACAAATGTAGTTGAAGCCGTTAACCGCGTTGCAGGTAATTTTGATATAGGTGGCAATCTGACTGTAGCTGGTAATGCCACAGTAACAGGAACAACCACGTTCAACGGCGGCACAATAACTCTTGGTGATGCAAACACTGATAATATTGTTTTTGGTGGTGAAGTAGATTCCAATATTATTCCAGACGATGACGGCGCGTATGATCTAGGTAGCGCTTCTAAAGAGTGGAAAGACATATACATTGATGGCTCGGCTTACATTGACGGCCTTGCAGAAGACATGCTGGTTGCTACTGATAAAAAAATATTATTTAGAGATTCAGCTATATTCATAAATTCTAGCGCTGATGGGCAGCTTGATATTGATGCAGACACTGAAGTTGAGATAACCACTACAACTGTTGATTTGAACGGTAACTTAGACGTTTCAGGCACATCCACACTTACAGGTAACGTAACTTTGGGCGGACAGTTACGTATGCCTGATAATACAGCCAGTAAATTACTTATTGCAGATGGCACTAGCTATGAAGAAAAAGCTGTCGGTGATTTATCAGAGATATCTACAGTAGCAAATGACGACGTGTTTCTTGCAGTAGATACTTCAGGTGGCGGACTAAAAAAGATTGCAAGAAGCACTATAGTTGCCGGTCTTGCAACTTCAGGCGCTATAGCTAACGTAGTTGAGGATAGCACTCCGCAGCTTGGTGGTAATCTCGATATGAATGGTAACGATATTGTTACCACATCCAATGCCACGATTGATCTGGCTCCTAACGGCACAGGCACAGTCGTAGTACGAGGCAACACCAACTCCGGTAGAATAGTATTTAATTGTGAGAGCAACAGTCACGGACAAACACTAGCATCACAACCTCACTCCGCCGCTGTAACAAACACTATGTTACTCCCAGCAGGAAGTAGCTCCACTCTTGTTTCCCTTATATCAACAGACACACTAACAAACAAGACGCTTACTAGTCCTGTCCTAAATACAGCGACTGTAGGTACGTCTATTGTTCCTGCCAGTGCAGATGGGGCAACTCTTGGAACTGCATCTGCAGAGTTCAGTGACCTGTTTCTTGCAGACGGTGGTACAATACAGTTTGGTAACGATCAGGATGTGACCCTGACTCACGTTGCGGACACTGGTTTGTTACTCAATGCAGCAAGCGTAGTTCAGTTCCGCGACTCTGCAATTAACATTGGTTCTCCGGCTGATGGTGATTTGGATATAAACGCTGACGATGAAATCGAGTTGAACTCAACCCTGATTGATATCAACGGTGCAGTAGACATATCAGGAGCAACCACCGTTGGGGGTATCTTAAAGACAGACGATACGACTGAGGCAACAAGCACAACTGATGGTTCTCTACAAACTGATGGTGGCTTGTCTGTTGTTAAGGATGCGGTGTTTGGTGATGATGTCATGTTGTTGTCAGATAGTGCCGTACTAAAGTTTGGTGCGGATAGTGATGTAACACTTACACACGCTGCTGATACAAGCCTGACTTGTAACTTAATGATGGCTGCAACCACGTTTGAACCTAGTGCAGATACTGCTGCAGGGGATAACGCTGCTATAGGCTACACTTCTGCTGAAGGACTTATCCTAACGGGGCAAGGCTCTAGCACAGACGTTACGATTAAAAACGATGCAGATGCGACCGTAGCCTCAATCGCAACAGGCACAACCATATTTACTATGAATGATGATGTGGGAGTTAGCGGAAGAGCAGTTGGTCATGTAACCACTGACAACGATGGCAGCTTTGACTTGGCGGTAGGCAACGACTTTAAATGTACCACTGCCGGGAACCTTACCTTGACCTTTACTAATGCAGCAGCAGGGCAAAGTGGTAACATCATGTTTATTAACGGTAGCAACCATACAATATCGGCCCACGCTGATGTAGCGATAAACGCAGATGTATTGACTACCATATCTGCTAGTGGAACATATCATCTGGCTTACTACTGCAGCGCAGCATCTGGTAACAACACTATCTTAGTATCTGCTTCGGCAGCTTTGACATAAGGATTACATATGTCTTTAATTAAAGGACAAGGCGCAGGTGAAGTAAGCACAGGCTTTTACAGGCTACTGCTTGATCAGTCGATAAAGTTTAATGATGACGATGCTCAGTACCTAAAAAGAACCCCTGCTTCTGATAGTAATCGAAAAACCTTGACTTGGAGTGCGTGGGTAAAACGCTGTACTTTAGGTTCTTATCAAAATCTATTTACTGCTGAAGGTGATGGCGGTAATGATAGCCATACAATTAGGTTTGATAATAGTGACCGATTAGATGTCATATTTCTTACCGATGGGTCTGACAGTATTACTGGACGACTTGTTACTAATCGTGTTTTTAGGGATGTAAATGCGTGGTATCATATACTTTATGTACAAGATACCACATCCGGCACTGCTGGAGATAGACTAAGATTATATGTTAATGGTGTTGAAGAAACTAGTTTTTCCACTGATACAAACCCTACACAAAATCACGATGGTCAAATTAATGGAGCGGTATTGCATCGTTTAGGCGCACCCGCCCATACTGATTCTCAATATTTTGATGGTTATATAGCAGAGGTAAACCTGATTGACGGAACAGCCCTGACACCCGCCAGCTTTGGCGAGACTAAGAATGGCATCTGGACGCCAAAAGATACCAGCGGCCTGACATTTGGAACCAACGGTTTTCACCTGACCTTCAAAGATGACGTTGTTTCTGAGGGGTTTAATGCTGTTACATACAGAGGAAACAACGGCTCTGGGGCAGATGGTCAAAGCATATCTGGTCTGGGTTTTGAGCCAGCTCTTATATGGATTGGCAATCGAACAAACGCATCTACCAACTTTGTATTTTTTGATTACGCTAGAGGCGATCAAGAATGGTTGGAAACATCCTCAACTGATCCGGGCCAAGATAGTGGAACTTATGGTGTGCAGAGCCACGATGCTGATGGTTGGACGATGGGCGGTGGTAATGACATTAACAGAGATGGCGAACCGCATGTTGCATGGTGCTGGGAAGCTGGTGGAGAACCAACAGCCACAAACAGTGCTGGTGCAGGGGCAACCCCAACAGCGGGTTCCGTTAAAATAGATGGCAGCAATCTTGGGTCAGCATTGGCTGGTACAATACCAGCAACTAAGTTGTCGGCAAATACATCCAAAGGTTTTAGTGTGCTTACTTACACAGGCACAGGTTCTATAGGAACTGTTGCACATGGTTTAGGTGCGACACCAAAATGGATGATAATAAAAAATAGAAGCACTGCAACTTGGTTTAATGTTTATCATACTTCACTTGGTGCGACTAAATATGTTCGATTAAACTCTAATGTAGGTGAACAGACCAATTCAAATGTTTTTAATGATACAGAGCCAACATCAACTGTTTTTACAGTAGCAACAGTTAATGATGTAAATGCTAGTGGAGACGATTATGTGGCATATGTTTGGTCAGAAGTATCTGGCTATTCTAAATTTGGCAGCTTCACAGGAAATGGTGGTTCACAAGCCATTGATGTAGGGTTTGAGCCAGCTTTTGTTTTGCTAAAACGAACTAACTCTAGTTCTTGGGGGCTTTTTGATAACACTCGCCAGCCAGCCAATACTGGACTGCAATCTGTTTCTCCAAATATTGCTAATGGCACAGAAACTACCAACGCAAACATGGTGTTCAGCGGTAACACCTTTAACGATAATGGTTACTATTCAGATAATGGCACAACTGTATTATACATGGCGTTTGCCGATACACGGGACGCTGCGTTTTTTAAAGATGTAACAAGCAACGGCAATCACTTTGCACCTGTGAACCTAGACTATCGGGATAGTGTGCCTGATGTTCCCACGAATAATTTTGCTACTTTTAACCCACTAAATTCACCCGCAGCCGTCGTACTGTCAGAAGGAAATACTAAATTTACACAGACATCTAATGACAGAGCCGCTATTGGTAATATGGCGATGTCCTCTGGAAAATGGTATTATGAAGTATACTACACTGCTGGTAGTAATCCAGAAGCAGGGTTAGCACGAGTAAAAGATAGTTTTGCCAACTCTGGTGCAACAGGTTCCAGTGATAAATTTTTGTACATCACTAACGCCACAAGTTTTAGAACACCAGCTTGGACATCGACTGATGCGACTGGGGTATCAGCCCAAACCTCAGAGACTGTTCTTGGGTTTGCTATTGATGCTGATAATGGCAAAGCATTTATTTCAGTTAATGGGACTTATATTAATAGTGGTAATCCTGCCGCTGGTTCAAATCCACAAGCAACATTTGACGCAGATTGGGTTACTCAAACTGGCGGTGGGGTAGTTCCCTTTATTGGAATGTATACTGGCACATCAGGGGATGTAAGAATTAATTTTGGACAGGACAGTTCTTTTTCTGGTGCAAAAGCTACGGCTAACAGTAACGCTGATGGCAACGGTCACGGATCATTTCAGTACGCACCTCCAAGTGGGTTCCTTGCTCTTTGTTCTCAGAACTTGCCCGATGTAGACATTATTGATGGCACTGAGCATTTTGATACAATTACTTACGCTGGTTCAGCTTCTAATCAAACAATAACCACAAATTTTCAAGCAGATTTTTTATGGTTTAAAGAAAGAACAACTGCGGGAATTGACCACAATTTATTTGACTCTGTAAGATTGCACTCTTCAAGCAGTGCAAAATTTGGTCGAAAATTAGAATCTAACACTACTGATGCGGAAACAGATTCAACAGTCGTAGTTTCTCAAAGCACTAATGATATAACTTTATTAGGTGGTATATCTACAACAAATGATGCTTTTAGTAGAACATATGTGATGTGGCATTGGCTGGCTGCTACAGCGTTCAGCAACGATGCTTCAGCAACAAGCGTTGGCACGATTGATAGCTCTGGTCGGGTAAACACAACGGCTGGTTTCAGTATTGTTAGTTACGAGGGGTCTGGCTCTAATGCCACTATCGCTCATGGATTAAATTCTGCGCCGGAAATGTTAATTGTTAAAAACAGAGAAAATGGTGCTGGACTTTGGCTTGTTTATCATGCTGGAATTGCTAGTGATGCTGAAACAGACTATATACACTTAGAGTCTACAAACGCGGCAGCAGATGATAATTCTGCGTGGAACGACACGGCTCCAACATCAAGTGTATTTTCTGTGGGTACGAGTGTTGCTAGTAATCAATCAGGAAAAGACCATATAGCATATTGTTTTCACTCAGTCGAAGGCTACTCAAAAGTTGGCTCCTACGTTGGAAACGGAAATTCGGACGGGCCATTTATTCACACAGGATTCAGGCCAGCTTGGATTATGATAAAAAACATAACTGACGCAGGTGAGCATTGGGAAATATGGGATAGCACACGTGACACTGATAATGTAGTAACACAAAGGCTTAGAGCTAGTTCTAATGGTGCAGATGTATCAAGCACATTTATGGATTTCTTGTCGAACGGTGTAAAACATAGAAATACATCTGGTGGTTATAACGCATCAGGCAAAACTTTTATCTACTTAGCCTTTGCTGACCAACCTGTTAAATTTAGTAATGCCCGATAGGAGAATATAAAATGCCGTGGAAATACTCAGGTCGAATCATACGAGTTGGCAAGGCGTGGGTCGATAACAACGGCACACAGTATCCTGCTGTTTGGAACAATCTAAGCGCAGATGAGAAAGCTGCGATTGGTCTTACTTGGGAAGACGAAGTGGCGGCACATGACAACCGCTTTTATTGGGGGCGTGATGCTGATGGAGAGTTAATACCTCGATCACTGACAGATGTGAATGCAGTCGATGAAGACGGCAAAGCAATCCTCGACATTGATGGTAAGCAGCTTGTAACTAAAGGCTTAAAAACCCTAGCTATTGAAACAGCGAAAGCTCAAGCGGCTGGTCAGCTTGCGCCATACGATTGGCAAGTTATTAAAGCAACGGAAGTTGAGTCTTACTCTGTTCCATCAACTGTTACAACTTACAGAGCGGCTGTTCGTACAGCCAGTAATAACATAGAAACAGCTATAACTAATGCAAGTGATCTTGCTGCGTTTATGGCCTTATACGATGTTCCTGTTGACAGTGATGGTAAGCCAACGGGTAATGCTCCGATTAATGACTGGCCCGATGCAATCTAATGGAACCTATAACCACAGCCATTGCTGCAGTTACGGCGGCATCGAATGCCATAGGGTTTATAAAGGCTAGGATAAATGATGTTCAATCTGTTGCAGATATTTCAGACCAAATCGGTACGTTATTCTCGGCGCAGAAAAAGCTCAATGAAGAACGTAACAAACAAGCTGGCGTCGGTGACATCAACATTCGCAGTTCGATTGATGCGGTTCTTGAAGCTAAGAAACTTAATGAGCAAATGCAAGAAATTGCTACGATGATTAATATGCGTTGGCCCAAGCCAGCAGACCAACCTAGCACATGGCAGGAGATTCTCAATCATCATAATCAGAAACTGCGTGAGCAAAAAGAAGCGATTAAAAAAGCGCAAATTGAAGCGGCTCGTAGGCAACAAGAAATGGCAGAGACAATTAAAGCGTGTGCAATTATCTTCGGTGTACTCTTGGTAGCTGTGTTTTTCTTTGTTGTCATGTTTATGACAATAGCGCGTAGTGTTGAGGTGGTAATATGACACAAAAAAAATTGCAAGAAGGTAGCGTATATACCGAATATGATGAGGATGGAGATGGTATTGTAAGTGATGAAGAACTTAGTCACGTTAAAGAAATAAAGAAAACTGAAACACAATTAAGAAAAGATTTAGCACAGCTGCGGATGGCTCGTTATACTTTAATATTTATGGGGTTGTATGCCGTATTTTTAGCGTCGCCACTATGTAGCGCAGAAAAGTTAGCGGGGCTTTCAGCTGTTACCGATTTAATATTTTTATCCGGCGCGGGTATAGTTGGAGCGTATATGGGAATGAGTGCATGGATGTCAAAGAAATAATAATAACTTTATGGATGTTTAGTTTTATTGGCGGGTATTTGTTTGGATAAACGATGGCTACCAAGTTAAATGAAAACACTGAACTATCCATGCCTATACGCAATCTCATTGCGATGGTAGTTGGAGCCGCTATTGGCACATGGGCATATTTTGGGATCATAGAAAGATTAAATACAATAGAAAACAAAATTATATTGATGGAAGCAGATTTGGGTCAAAACACAGATTTTAGAATTAAATGGCCTAGAGGAGAAATGGGTGCTTTGCCAGCAGACAGTGAGCAATTTATGCTGATCGAACATTTGTCTGAGCAGCTTGCTAAACTACAAGAGCAAATAGATGAAGGTCGTGCGCCACATGACCAACAACAAAAACTAACATTAGATTTTTATGAGAAACGATTAACTAATATTGAAGAACAGATAGAAAAAATGAGGAACGGACAACGTGGTAACTGAAACAATCACATTGATACTCTATATGGGCGGTGATATTGCAGAGCATACAGCGTTTGAAAAAATCAGCAAATGCCTCAAAACCAAACGAAAAATAGAGAGAAACCTATATAAGAAATCTACTGCGGTTAGATACGCGTGTGAAAATAAAACAGTTGTGATTGAGAAAAATGACGATGGCTCAAATTATATCGTGAGGATAGTAGAATGATACAGGCACTTATAGGACCAATAGCTAATTTAGCTGGGTCGTGGATGGAATCAAAAGTTGAGCAGACCAAAGCTAAAGGTGCGGTAGCAAAAGCTAGGGCTGAAGCAGAGGCTCAAGTCATGGTTACAGCAGCTACACACGAGGCTGGTTGGGAAAAAATAATGGCGCAAGCCTCTGATAATTCATGGAAAGATGAGGCATGGACTATTCTTTTTATTGTTATTATTGGGATGTGCTTCATCCCGCCTTTGCAACCTTTTGTAGAGCGTGGGTTTGATGCTCTTTCTCGCACCCCAGAGTGGTTTCAGTGGGCAATGTATGCCTCAATAGGAGCGTCCTTCGGAATACGAGGGATAAAAGGATTTAAAAAATAAAGGAGATATAAATGGCTGATTTAAAAATGATCCCTGCAGGAATGGATTTAAACAATAACCCTGTTTATAAAATATGTCATAGTGATGGAAGATGGTACGATACAGCTACTTACAGCAAAGAAAAAGCTGAAGAAATAGTGGGCGTTGAAGTCATTGAACAAGTAGAGAAGGTAGTTGTTGAGAAACCTACCACTCCTAATTTTAAAAATATGTCTAAACTGGAATTAGAAGCTCTAATGCGAGAACACGACATAGAATTAGACAGACGCAAGACTAAAAAAGAATTAATGGAGACAGTAGCTAATTATTTTTCGGAGTCTAAAGATGAATAAAGATAGACTACGCGAAGAGATCGCGGAAGACGAAGGATGCAAATACGAGATATATTTAGATCATCTAAATTTACCAACTTGTGGAATTGGTCACCTAATTCTTGAGTCTGATGAAGAACACGGCAAACCCGTGGGTACGGTTGTTGAGCAAGAACGTGTACGAAAGTTATTCGCGCTTGATATGGCGGTGACGATTGACGAGTGTAAAGTTCTTTACGAGGACTTTGATGACCTACCTGAAGAGGCACAGCATATTATTTGCAATATGATGTTTAATATGGGAAGGCCGCGTCTCTCCAAATTTAAGGGTATGAAAGCTGGTGTGGACGCTAGAGACTGGAACAAAGCCGCAGATGAGATGGTTGATTCTAGATGGTATACTCAAGTGCCTAATCGTGCTAGAAGATTAGTTGATAGAATGAGAGCGCTATCGGAGGGTTAAACCATGCCACTGCAAAAAATAGCTTTAAAAGCTGGTATAAACCGTGAAGGAACTCGTTATTCTACTGAGGGTGGCTATTATGATGGTGACAAAATAAGATTTAGGCAGGGTTTACCAGAAAAAATAGGTGGGTGGCAACAAATATCAACGGCTACGTTTCTTGGAGTAGCTAGATCCCTACACAACTGGGTTACTCTAGGAGAACAAAATTTAATAGGTATAGGCACGCATCTTAAATTTTATATAGAAAATGTGGGGGTCTATAACGATGTAACACCTTTACGCAGCACCGTAACTTTAAGTAACCCATTCACTACAACTTCTGGTTCTGCCACTGTGACTGTAACAGATGCTAACGGTGGATATAAAAATGGTGACTATGTTACGTTTAGTAACGTATCTACTGTGGGTGGCTTGGATTTAAATGGAGAGTTTGTTGTTAGCTTAACAGCTATTTCTGCTGCAAATACTTACACCATAACTGCTTCATCTAATGCTACTTCTAGTGCTACTGGAGGAGGTTCTTCAGTATCTGCAGCTTACCAGATAAATGTAGGTAATGCTTTTGCAATCCCTATAACTGGTTGGGGTGCTGGATCGTGGGGGCAAGGTGCTTGGGGTGTTGGTGTGTCATCTACAACAGAAATACGTTTCTGGTCACAATCAAACTTTGGTGAGGATTTAATACTCGGGCATAGAGGTGGTGGCGTGTATTACTGGGATGCTACAAATGGCGTAGAGACACGCGCAGTTTTATTGTCCAGTCGTAGCGGTGCTTCTGACGTTCCAACGGTGCAAAATTTAATATTAGTGTCTGATATAAGCAGATTTGTATTTTGTTTTGGTACAAACGAAATAGGTAGCAGCGGATTAGATCCAACATTACTTAGGTGGTCTGATCAAGAAGATGCTACAAATTGGACACCGTCAGCCACAAACCAAGCTGGTAGCTTACGTTTATCAAGAGGTACAAAAATAGTAGCGGCTTCTCAGTCTAGACAGGAAGTTCTTGTATGGACCGACTCTTCTTTATACTCATTACAGTATGTAGGCGCCCCTGCCGTGTGGACTGCATCTATTGTTGGAGAAAATATATCCATATCATCTCAAAATGCTGTGGCTTATGCTAATGGTGTTGCTTATTGGATGGGTAAAGATAAATTTTATAAATATGATGGGCGAACTGCACCATTAAAATGTGATGTTCGTAAGTATGTATTTAATGATTTTAACACAGAACAATATTCACAAGTTTTTGCAGGGACAAATGAATCATTCCATGAAGCTTGGTGGTTCTATTGTTCAACGAGCGCAACAAATATAGATAAATACGTAATATACAATTATTTAGAGGATATATGGTATTATGGAACTCTGGCTAGAACTGCTTGGCTTGATTCTGGACTACGTGATAGCCCGTTAGCAGCAACTTACGACAACAACTTGGTGGACCATGAGAGCGGTATAGATGACAATCAAGGCACAAGCACTGCTGCTATATCTGCATATATAGAATCTTCCGAATTTGATCTTGATGACGGCCACAAATTTATGCACGTAAACAGAGTAATACCTGATGTAAGTTTTGATGGTTCTACAGCAACTAGTCCAGTCGTTACCATGACATTGAAACCATTACGTAATTCTGGGTCTGGTATACATTCTACTCCTTCTGTAGGTGGGGTAAACAACGCTACAGTTACTCGCACTGCTTCTTCTCCTGTCGAGGTATTTACAGATCAAATAAATGTAAGAGTGCGAGGTAGACAATTATCTATGCGGATAGAATCCTCTGCAGAGGGCGTTACTTGGCAGCTTGGCGCACCAAGACTGGACATGCGTCCTGATGGGAGGCGCTAATGCCTACTCGTGGAGTTGATTCAACAAGATATGATATTCCGTTTCGCGCTCCAGCGTTACCGTATGCACCAGAAGAGTATGATAGACAACAATTTGAACAATTTAATAACGTTCTTCGTTTATATTTTAGTCAGTTAGATACAGCTATAAGGAATGCAAATACATCTGATCAATCAGACGCTGTAGGGTGGTTTATAGGGTAATGGCAAACGTATATAAAAATGCAAAAGTGGATCTTACTACAACTAATGCGACTACGTTATACACCGCACCGGCACTTACTACAGGTATTATAAAATCCATACTCGTGTCTGAAGATTCTGGCAATGCAGATACTATAACAATTACAATCACTAACACTTCCGATGCTGTGTTTAGTATATTTAAAACTAAAGCTGTTAGTGCAAACAATACAGTAGAACTATTGACAGCTCCTCTTGTAGTAGAAACTGGTGAAATAATAAAAGTTACTGCAGCTACTGCAAACAGATTACATGTTGTAGCAAGTTTGTTGGAGGTTAGTTAATGGATTTTGTAAAAATATTTAATATAACGTTAACAGAGGCAAAATATAAAGAACCAGAGGCATTGGCTACTTCTCTTAACGATACAATGGAGGAGTTAAATATAGATAGTCTAGATTGTATGCTTATTAGTTCATTGCTTGCAGATGTATTTGGTATATCAGAAGAAAAAATTGATGGTATGCCAATGACTAGTTTAACTGACTTACAAACATACATTAATAAGCACAAAACTAAAGATGTTGAATCTGAAGAAGCCGTCTTAGCAGCAGTAGCATGAGGGCAGTATGGAAACAGTAGATAGTAAACAACAAGAACTTGATATTCCTCAAATAATTATTCGTAGTCTAGAGCAATTACAGGATGAGGATGACCCACCTATACAGGCACAAATGTTATCTGTTGTAGCAGAGGGCGCTATGGAAAACGCGGATACTGTACAAATTGGTAATACAGTGTTTTTAGCTCATAGCGGGAAAGGAGACAATAAGAATAAAATGGCAGGTCGGGCATTTAACATAGATACTGGACGTAATTTTATTGATAACTCTGTTAAGTACCTACAATACCTACAAGAAAAAAATGTAACACATTACAGCACTGACCTTGCAGATGACACGTTATTACCTGCTATGAAAATACTGCAAAAACGTTTGCGTAAAACAGAAGATTCAGCATTGTATATTGGTGTAACAGAAGATGATGAGTACATAATTTATGTAAAACTTGGCGAAGAGCTTATAAGGTAACATTATGGGTAAGCCGTGGAAAAAAGCTAAAAAAGCCGTTAAGAAAGCGGTTAAGTGGGTTGGCGATACTGTCAGTGATGTAGGTGACTGGGTTCTTGACGAGATAGTTGTTCCAGTTGTTGATACTGTCAATGATGTTGTAGATGCTGTTTTAGATGACCCCCTACGAGCTATTGCGTACACTGCCGCCGCCCTGTCTGGTCAGTGGTGGGCGTTACCCTTGGTGTCGGGCGCAGACACAGCAATACAAGGAGGAGATCTTGGTGACATTCTTGAGGCTTCCGCTAAAGCATATGTGGCTGGGCAGGCAGCGGGGTATGGAGCTAAATATGGTGCGCAAGCCGCGTCATCAGCGGGAGCCAGTGCAACCGCAGCGTCAATTATTGGTGCTGGAACAGGAAGTGCTGCTTCTGCGGTAGTAAGAGGAGAAGATCCTGTCAAAGCCTTTGTTACGGGTGGTGTGCAGGCGGGTGTGCAGGCAGGGCTTGGTTATATTGATGAACAAATATCTGGGGGTAAAAGTGGAAGTACTGTAGCTGCAGTAGGAGATCCCGGCGGCGTTGGAGACCCCGGACCTGTAGGGCAAACACAAAGTTTCTTAGATCAAAATCCTGTGGTTAAAAACATAGTAGAAGACACTTTAACCGCAGCTCTTAGTGGGCAAGATGTAACTGGTGCCACTATTATGAATGCGGTAATCAAAGGTAAAGTTACTACGGAAACAGTAAAAGGCTTTGTAGATGCTGATGACTCATTAACAGATGGGCAGATTGCTTTAATTACATCGTCAGTACAAAACGTAGCCAATGCGACATTCTCTGGAGCTGATGCATCTGATGCTTTATATGCAACTATAAATGCCTACGGGACGCAAGAACTTAACAAGGTTATTGATAAAACCGTAAAAAATACTATTGATAAAGTCACTGGTGATTATCAAAAGGCCGAAGCGCAAGCCAATAAGATTGATGCCGCAAATGAAGCGTACCGTAAAGATGTGCAAACATACAATGGGTATGTTGGAGAGCTACAAAACAGAATAAATACACGAGATGAGTTAAAAGCAGAAATAGATGCTGCTAGAGCAACTTTACAAGCCACAGATCCAAATAGTAGCGCGTACAGCGGGTTAGTAGATTCATATAACGCAAAGGTGCAACAGTTTAACGATTACGCTAAAGAGGTAGATACATACTACAATGATGTATTCAAACCTGCTGCTGACCCATTAAAAGAAAGTATTGATGATCAATTTGCAGCCATTGAAGCTGATTCTGCAGTATATCAAGATCTTAAGAATGAGCTTGTATCTAGTTCCGACCAATTAGACGATGTAATGATCGAAGTCGATAATGCTACGCAGAAAGCCTACGTGCGAGCAATGACTGACGATTCGTTTAATGTTGAAGAGTACAAACAAGTCAATGGTTTAAGTGATTTAGATGACGATGAAGCGCGTTTTCACTGGCTTACTGAAGGCAAGGACAACGACTTGCCCGTTAATGCTGTTCAATACGAACAAGTTTTAGATAATGCACTAGCCTCTTCTATGAACGGCACTCTTGAGGTGTTGGGGCTAAGTATTACAGACCTTTCACCTGCACAAATTAAATCTCTACGAGAACAAACATTAGCTTATGGCGAAGGCAACTTGCAGTCGTTAAAAGATATTGAAAATGGTTCTGCCGCTATTGCCACTACTTTTAGAGACAGCATTGGTAAAAGTTTAGTTGAAAATCCTAAAGTGACGCCACCAGAACAACTCCAAAACCTTTTAGATGCGTATGAAGTATCTAGTTATGATGAACTACCAAATGATGAAAAAATTAAAATTACAAATGCTGCACTAAAAGGACAAAAAGATGAAGTGCAGGCAATTACCAAACCCGATAACGTAAGCGATTTTGACATTCTTACTGGTAAAGCAGGAGTATCAACTAATGCTGAAGGGTTACTGAATTGGGAGGACGTATCTCTTAAATTTAATATACCTAAGTGGGATAGTAAACACGGCACATTAGTTAGAAAAGTAGCTCATCCAGATGGTCTGGGAGAAGCTACAGTAGATATGCAAGGTAACTATTTGAATATAGGTTCAGATGGAAAACCTATGTCGGAATTAACAATATATGCCCCACTACAAACCTTAAAAGAAACAAACGCCGGTTCATATTTAGATACACTTGCAAACGTTAGTTCTGACGCAGTAGATAAAGCAGTAGAGGCAGGTGTAACTGGCCTAATGCAGCAATACGAGTTTGCCAAGAACGTAGCTACCTACATAGCCAACACCGAAACAGCACAGAGTATTGCTAGCAGCGATTTTGGTAAAAACACTGCAGGTGTAGTTCTTGATGCTGGCGGGGAGCTGCTTGATAGCATGAATAATCTGGTGCTTCTTGCAGGCATTAATCCAGAGTCTACTCCACTAGGCAAAACTGCAAAAAATCTTATCGCTATGGCTGGCGATATGAAAACAGAAGAATACAAAGCTGCCGCTGCGGAAATTCAAGAAACTATCGGTAAGGCTAATTTTGATAAAGATGGTAAATTACTTACCAACCCAGACGGCACGCCGCTCTCCACGTTTGCTAAAGCGTGGAATACAATTAAAGCTATCGGTGGCGCAGCCATGGCTAATCCCGGCACTTTTGCATCCGAGTATATAGCAAAAGAACTTCTACAGGAAATTCCTGTGCTAATAGCCAGTGGTGGTACAGCTAACGTAGTTAAAGCAGGGCTAAAGCAAGCTGGAGAAGAGTTTGCACAAAAGATGAGTCAGCGTGCCGCTATTGGAACTGCGGGGGTACTGGATGTATCAGAGTCTTTTGGTGGCACGGCTGGCGGTGCGTATGATGACGCTTATGCTACAGCACTTAAATCAGGTATGTCCGATGCAGAAGCACAAGAATATGCACTAGATAAGGCCATAACTGCAGGTACAATCGCTGCAGTTACTACTGTTGCTACTATGGGTGTAGGCGGCAACGATTTTGAAAAGGCAATATTTAACGGCAAACGTGGTAAAAATTTCTCGGAAGCCTTTGATGTCGTAGCAAAAGAAACCGCTCAAGAGGCTGTAGAAGAAGGACTGCCGCAAGCTTATCTAGAGTCACAGCTGTATCAGTTAGATCCTACACGAGATGTTGTAGGCAACGTGGTTAGTAACTCCGTGCTTGGCGCACTGTCTGGCGGTACGGTTGCAGGTTCTATATATGGAGGCGCCGCAACAGGTGACGTAGTATCAAATGCAATGATTATGTTTAATCCTGAAGTGCGTAAGGTCGTACAGAATGAGGGTGGGTTAGACGCAGCAGGTGTTACACAACAGCTTAACGATCTTGGCGTATCCGACAACACCGTACAGTCAAACATCTTAAACCAAGTATTTGACACAGATTATACCAGCACGGGTGAGGCCGAACAGGCAGCGGCAACTTATGTTACAGAAAATAACATACCGTATCAGTTTACAAAAGACGAGCTTACTGGCTTTACCGGTGCCAACGCTGATGCAGATTTAGCAGCCTTAGTAGATAATTTTGTAGACCCTAGATATCTGGATTCTCAAGAAATAATTGATGCAGCCGCTGCAGAGGGTGTGACACTTACAGAACAACAGGCCGCAGATTATGTAGGACAAAAAGATGAAGCGCAAGAAACACAGAATCTGCAGACTGGTGTGTTCGATGAGCAGGCTACAACCTACGAAGAAGCCAAACAGTATCTTGATGACCTTGGGTACAACCCAACAGAAGATGAAATTAATACTTTTGTAGCGCAGGTAAACGAAACTGAACAACAACAGGCTATAACAACTTATGCTGAAGATAGACTGACTACTGAAAAAGAAGTAATAGCAGAACTGGAAGGCGAAGGATTTGATGTTAGTAAACTACCAGATAATTTTGTTGATCAGTTTGTTAGACAGGGGTTGCAAACAGATACATTAAAAGAAGTTATAGAAACGGCTGATCCCTTTATGGTGGACGCCACAGAAGTTCAAGAAGCCTATAAAAAAGCTGGTTTGCCTGATGTAAGACCAGAAGATGTGGACGCACTGGTTGGGCAATATAACCAAGAAGAACTAGATGCACGACTCAAAGAGGCATTGCCCGCAGCGCAGTATAACGCGTTAAGATATGATGTTGGACAACTTAGCGAAAAACTAGGGGGTGTTGATACACTTGGTGATCAGGTTGGAGATATTGCTACTGATGTTGCAGGACTTGATGTTAATATTCAGTCTATAGCAGAGATTATTGGCAAACCTGCAACCGAGGTTACTGACGTAGATATAGACTTTGTTGCCGACCTTATAGCACAACAAGAAGCTCTCACCGACCCTAGTACATTTAAATTTACAGATGAACAGTTAGGATATGACGTTACAGGCGATGGTATTGTTGACATAAACGATCAGAACCTGTTAAATAATGCACTACAAGGCCAAGACGTTGCCTTTGCGCAAGATTCAAATTTTCAACCTGCTACAGGGATATTTGCACAAATAGATGCGCAAACACAGGCACAAATGGATGCTCAAACGCAAATGCAAGCGCAGTTAGATGCTCAAACACAACAACAAATAGATGCGCAAATGCAAATAGCCCAACAAGTAGAAGATGAAGCTAAAAAACGTAATGTTAGGGATTTGCAGAGTATGATAGCGGAAGATGCAGGTAGGATAACGCAGGTAAAATCGCAACCTGTGGCTGAAATTGGCGATCCTTATGACTTTGCAAGTATTTTTAGAGACTCTGGGCAGGACGCATTCTACAGGTCTCCGTATGCACAGGGTGGAGTCGTTGATGCTAATGAAGAGCTATTACGGCTCATTGGGGGCAAATAATGAGTATTTTTGATAGTATTCTAGATCCTTTTAGAACTCCAGAATATGAAAGTGGAGATGTCGTAGGGTATGATTACGACTATGGTAAGATGATCGGCGCAGGATCGGCAGCGCTTGGAGCCGCAGGTCAAGTTGCTGATATATTTGGATACGATCTTTTTGGTGGAGGTGGTGGAGGTAGAGGGCCAAGTGGGTATCAAGGTAAAATCCCTACATACACAGCCACTCGTATGCAAGTCCCCAACACATATGACCCAGATCGCCGTCCGGGCAGTGGTGGGCAGAGATACTTTACCGATGTTAGTTTTAGCGGAGGTGATCCTACAGCAGAGGCTGCTGGACTAGCAGCTTTGAATAGAGCAAACCTAGCTGCACAAAATAGGCAAGGACAACAACTAGCTCCAATTCGTGCCGCTGAAGATGCCGCCGCTGCCGCTGCCGCCGCAAAAGCTGCCCAAGCTGCTCAAGCTACTCAACCCACACAACAAATAGCCTCTGGAGGTATCGTTGGATACGCTGCTGGACGTAAAATAAATGTTCCAGAGAATACATCTATACAACAAGCGGCTTTTAAATCTAATAAACCTATAAAAACACGTAGAATGCCAAACGGTAAAATGGGTATGTTTCAAGGTAATGTGTTTTTGGGGTATGTTAATGAAGGTAAAGGTTCAGGGTTTGATCTAGGCAATATAACTGGCGACATAGGCGAACAGATAGATAGACTTAAAGAGGCTGGTGGCAAGGCTTTAAGTTATATAGGATTTGCTGAAGGTGGTATTGCTGGACTTAAAGAAGGTAAATATCTAGACGGCGCCACTGATGGTATGGCTGATGAGAAGCCTGCCATGATAGACGGTGAGCAGCCAGCAGCACTTAGTGATGGTGAGTTTGTAATACCAGCAGACGTAGTAAGTCATCTTGGCAATGGCAACTCGGACGCAGGTGCTAAAGTATTGGAAGATATGATGGATAGAGTACGTAAAGCACGCACAGGTAGTACCAAACAGGGTAAGGAGATCGACCCTGAAGAATTCCTACCGGCATAGGAGGATAAGTTATGTCAACAGCAAACACCACAGCAGGCGTGCAAACACCCACCTCAACCGCTGCGCAAACAGGACTTGGGGTAGCCTCCACGGTAGCTGCAGACCCTACTGTAGGGCAGATAACTGGGCAAGAATCTGCGCTTTCTAACTATGTTGGCCCTTACGTTACCGAGATGCTTGGTCGTGGTCAGGCTCTTGGCTCTATGGGATACCAAGGGTACGGTGGACCTCTTACTGCGGGGGCATCTGCGCCGCAAACAGCAGCATTTCAGGGCATAGCTGGGTTGAATGTGCCTACGGGGCAAATGGGGGCGTTTACTCCGGGCAGCTTTACTGATGCTGGCACTGCGCAAAAGTTTATGAACCCCTACATACAAGCCGCGCTACAACCTCAAATTGATGAAGCACGTCGTCAATCAGATATCCAACGCACGGCAGATGCAGGTAGGTTAACACGAGCAGGTGCATTTGGTGGGTCACGTCAAGCTATTATGGACGCCGAGAATCGCCGTAATTTACTACAGAATCTTGCTGGTATTACAGGTGCCGGGTATTCCACTGCGTTTGATAAGGCACAGCAACAGTTTAACGTAGAACAAGGTAGACAACAGACAGCACAAGATGCAGCAAATACATATGGTCTAGCAGCATTAACTAAGCAGGCAGATTTAGGTGCAGCACAACGGGCTATTGAGTCTGAAGGTGTTGCCGCAGATTATGCACAATTTAAAGAAGAGCGAGATTTTCCATATAAACAAGTGCAATACATGCAATCATTGTTGCAAGGTTTACCATTAGCAACGCAGTCTTATACTTATGCAGAGCCTAGCACGCTATCCAAAATTACAAGCGCGGGTGGCGGTATCATGGACTTGTATAATACACTCTTTCCAAGTTAGGGGTTAATTATGTCTTATGGTATTGACCGATTAGTTGAAGATAAAAAAGATGCCTACCGTAGCAATCCAGCGGCGTTGCAACAACGCAGTAGGATGAGTAAAGAGCTTACTGATTTACTTGCGCTTGAACAAATAACAAAAGAAAGAGATGAAATATCACGAGATATGCAATTAAGAATGCAGCAACAGCCCGGAACTATTGCGCAACAATTAGAACAAAAAGCAGTGGGTCAAAGAAAAGATGAAATAGTAAAAGGCGTTGCCGGTGTAATGAAGAACAACCAAGCAAGGCAACAAGCTAACATGCAACGTATAGCTAGTGCAGGATCACCACAGGGTCTGGCTGCACAACCAAGACCAAATATGCAACGTATGGCACAGGGCGGTATTGTTGGGTTTAGAACGGGTGGGCAAGCACAAGCAGACGAAATTGCCGAGATTCGTGCGCGAACTGATATAGACGAGTCAACAAAATATCAAATGATACAAGCTATACTAGGTAAACCGGGATATAAAGATCCTGCTACTTTAGACGATGACGCTGCTAAAGCTCAAAAGGTACGCGCAGCTAGAGATATAGCTAGAGATCCTAAAGCTATGAATCCTGCATTAGGTTTTGATGCACTTAAATCTGGTCCAACAAGAATGGTTGGGGGTGATTATAAAGACAGGGGCAAAATGAATGTACTAACTCAAGGCATGCAAGGTAATGTTCTTGGCACGGGAGCTTTGCAGGGTAGAGGACAAACACCACCACAAGCAGTTTTTGGTATGGGAGACGAATATGATGATGAGCCGCCAGCCGCGCAACCCCCGCCAGTAAAGCCGCCAGTAGCAGCAGGGATAAATACTTTAGATTCAGGTCTAGGGCAAGTAGACGCGCCAGCAGCACGTACTAAATTTCTTGACCCTGCAGGATATGCCGTAAAAATGTCAGACGCTAGCTCAACCGACGATACTTTAAAAGGTATAAAAGGTCTGATGAAGCAAGATCCAAAAGCAGCGCGTGATGACGCTTTGGCATATGGGTTGGACAAACTCGGAATGAGTTCTGATCGTGTAGCTGCAGAAAAAGCAAGACAAGATGCTCTAGCTGCTTTAGATGCACGGCAGCTTGATCCCAAAAAACTTCAGCAGGAACAACTATCCGCATTTTTACGTGGTACAGCTAAAGCGGGTTCTTTTGCAGGAGGATCTCAAGGGTTAGCCGATGTTAGAGCGCAACAGGAACTAGCAGAACGTAATCGTTTGCTCGGACGCCAAGGTATAGAACGTTCTTTTGAAGACGAACAACAAAGAATTAGAGAAAAAGCGTTCTCTTCCGCACAAGAAGCATATAAAATTGCAAACGAAAATGTACGATCTGGCGTCAGTTCTATGACACAGTTTAATAGGACTCAAGTAGGTATGCTTAGTGATAATGCAAAAAGCAAACTACAAGCCGAAACAGCAAACATGGAAGCGGAAGATCGAGATGCAAGGCGTACTTTGGACGCAGCCATAAATAACGCTAGTCAAGAAGTTAAAGTTGCAGTAGCAAACTTAGAAGCTGAAACCTCTGATAGGAAGATGAACCTCCAAGCAGAGCTTGACATGCTTAAGATTGAGCAACTTGATCGTGGTAAAGCAGAAGATACTCTATCAAAAGTGGCTAAGTATATGGGTGATGTTCGTAGTAAATATGAAAAAATATATCAAGACAGAATTGCAAACCTTCCAATGGGTACAGATCAATCTGTGGTGCAGGCTCTTAGAGAAGAAATGAACTCTGCTATTATTATATCTCTTAAACCTCTAGCAGATAGAGCAAAAGATATTGAGGCCAGAATAGCAGGCACATATGGAGATCCTAGCAGTGGGTTAAGTTACGAAGGCACTGACTAATGAGTGTTGTACATAAAGTAAGAGATGCAGATGGAGTCGTGCATAGAGTTCGTGGTCCCGCAGATGCTTCTCCTGAAGCTATCATGGCGATTGTGCAAAACAAACTCCGTGAAAACGAAACAGCTGCCCTCCAAAGAGATCTTGAAGAAAAACAACTTGCCTCAATAAATGCGCTCTATAATCAAAAAGAAGAAGAAGACGCTGGGTTTTTTGAAAATATTGCTAAAGGGTTTGGTGCTGGTGCCATTGATGTGGGTGAAACAGCCTCACTTGGTATTGCTGCACTTCTTGATGAAGAAGCTGAAAACACAGTACGAGATAAAATTAAAGCCACTGCAGAAGCTATACGCCCTGAAGGTGGAGACGAAGACTCTATAACATATAACCTTTCAAGGGCATTGGGGTCTGTTGCTGGTATTGCTGTGCCTGCTGCGCTTACTGCCTATGCTGCGCCCGCCGCCGCCGCTACTGCCGCTGCCACAGGTGTTGCTGGGTTGCTTGGTGTTAGTGCCGCTGCTGGTGAAGGTAGTGAGCGTGCTAGAGCTGCTGGAGCCACTGAAGAAGAACGATCTTCTGCCGCACTAAAAGCTGCCCCTATTGGCATCCTTGAAATTTTACCTATTACTAGGTTTGTCAAAGCTGTTGATGTACCTGTGGTTGGTAAGGTTTTAGAAAAACTTGGGCCGGATAAAGTAGAGACCATTAGTGAGCGTGTAGGTAATGCTCTTACCACAGGTGGACTTGAAGGCGCACAAGAAGCTACAGCAAACTTACTTCAGAATCTTGTTGAGTCTGGATATAACGAAGAAGTCAGTCTTCTTGCAGGCACAGCAGAAAACGCAGGGTATGGCGCAGGTGCTGGAGCTATCACACAACTGTTTGTTGATGCTCTTACTAAACGTAGGGGTGTTAGTCCTACCCCAACAGATCAAGCTGAACCTGATCCACAAGGTGAGTTGTTTGCAGGTGAAGACCTTGGTACGGCCCCCACAGCTCCTGTAGTTGCACCTGATCAAGGAGAGTTGTTCCCTGATAGCGAGTTAGGAACTGCGCCAGAGCAAGATACACAGCTAGATCTTTTTGACCAACGAGTACCCACTACTCCACAGCCAAGAGCTGTGCAACCAGATATGATTGAAGAAGCAGAGTCCGCACAGCTACGAGAGATGGTTGATGCTGATGAGACTGCACAAATACAGGCTATGCTAGATGAAGATGCCAAAGCAGAAGCTGAACTTAGGCAAGAACAAGAAACTCGTGCGGCTTCCGACGTTGAAACTATTGCAGGGCAGTTAGACACACAACAACAGCAAGCCACAGAACGACGACGCACAGCAATATTACAAGACGTAATTGAAAATACTCCTACAAAACAAGAAGATACACTAACTAAGAATTTTTCCCGTGCGCTTGAAGCTCAAGGTATCGCTAATACACAACCTAACGAGTCAGAAACTAACACTATCAAACGCGCAATAGATGTGCAACGGGCGGAACGTCCTGCACCAGTGGAAGAACCCGAAGCAAAACCTAAACAATTTCAAGTAGTAGAAGGTGAGAGAAAACCACGCACCGAAGTACCGTTTGTGCCTGAAAGGCTCACTGCTGCCCAGACTCGCAGCGTAACTGAAGAGGACATGGATGGTTTGGCTATCAAGCCTGCGTCGCCTCTCCGTAATCGCATTAAAGGTAAAGATGTTACCACGCCTGAAGTACAACAGCAGTTAAGAGAGCATGCGGCAAACCCTCAAGTATCTCCAGAGACGAAGGAGAAGATAAATGAGCAGCTCGATTTATTCGCATCTAGAGAAGCTGCGCCAGATACAGAGAAACCTGTTAAATTAAGAAAAACCAAAGCAGCAAAAACAGGAGATATGAGAGGTGGTATATCTCCAGAAAACGCAGAATATGTTGTAGAAAACCAACCCAGCATAGTGGTGCGAAAGCGTGTAGATTGGGAAGCTGTAGACACAAATAACGACAACAAAGTTATTGGGAAAAGTCCAGACTTTAAAAATTTAAAAGATAATCTACCTAATATATTAGCTGAAAAAACTGCGCCACAGGTAGAAACCGCAACTCCTACAAGAAGAACAGCAGGCCGCGCAACTCCACTAGAGCCGGTCACACCCACTGCCATCCCTACAGTTGAACCCATTGCTGAAGCACCAGCGGTAGCTATTGAGAGACCACAGGAAGCAGTAAGGGCAAAAGCTGCGCCACAGGTACAGCCACAGGTACAGCCACAGGTAGAGCCAGAAGCAAAGCCAGAGCCAAAACCAAAGGCAAAGAAAGCCGCACCTAAAAAGCCGACAATAAAGAAAGCTGTGCCTAAAAAAGTACCTAAAACTAAAAAAGAAATACAAAAATTAATTGCAGAAGAAATAAAAAGCCTGTCCAACATACGAAGAAAACAAAGAATAGCCGCAGACCCGACTTCTCCCGAAGCAGAAGCAGCGGACGTTAAATTTTACACTGGCAAGTTTAAGGAAGTGCCAAAGGCCACATTTATAAATAAGGATGGTGACACAGAATCTATATCACTAGATGTAAATACTACTGAAGCAGATGACACTAAAATACTTGAGTTAATAAAGACTGAAGTAAAAGATAAACAGACAGGGGAAAAGGCGAGTGTAACAAAAGCTAGAGCCGCAAAAACTTATTTTAGTAAACAAGAAAACCCAAACGATGCGTTAGAAGTTATAGCGCATGAAACAGTATTTGCGAAAGATGTATTTAGATCCACACCGGATATGAGTAAGGGCGAAAAGGAGTATTTTGCAAATACAGGTAAAAAAGAAGCCACTCGTGCTAGGCAATGGGTAAAAGAAAATTTAAGTGCAGAAACCAACGCGGCTGTAGATAAGTTAGTTGAAATGCACCAACAGTCGTTAGAAGATTCAATTAGACGACAGAATAGTAGCGTAGATTTTGTGGAGACTGAGCGTAAGAAAGCAAAAGAACAAGAGCTAAGAGATAAACTGATTAAAAAAGATATAGCACAAGAACGCCGTGCTAAAGCTGAAAGTGAGTTTCTTGAGTTTACACAAGAAGATTTAGACTTGCTTCCTGACTATTTACGCGAGAACGCTGTAGTAGGTCTCGACATACCGACACATCCTGTGATTGGTAACTTGTTAAGACAAGGTAAGTTAGTAGAAGCGCTCCGGGCGATACAGTCTACATCTCCTAGTGGGCGTATATCACAACTTGCAGGGGCGTTGGCTAAAGTTGCTGGCGATACAAAAGTGCAAGTAAGGCAGTTCGTTGCTGATGAATCTGGTAACCCTGTGGCTGGTATGTTTGACCCCGCGACCAACACAATAACACTCAACGCAGAAACTGGTATCAACCCACATACTATTCTGCATGAGATGACACACGCTGCGACATCACAGACACTGGCTAACAAGTCACACCCGTTGACCAAACAACTCACCAAATTATTTAATGAAGTGAAAGACTCATTAGACACTGCATACGGGTCACAGAACGTAGATGAATTTGTAGCGGAGACATTCAGCAACCCAGAGTTCCAACAAAAATTAGCGCAGATAAACGTAAAAGGTGAACCTATCAGCGCATTGCAAAGGTTCTTTAATTCTGTTGCTAACGTTTTACGCCGTGCCATGGGTATGCAGACAAAGCCTGTGGACTCTGCACTTAACCAAGCAGATAAGCTAATTGAAGCCATGCTTGCACCTGCGCCAGAATCTCGTGGTGCTGGCAGACTTTACATGCAAACCATGGTGCCAGATAAGGCTAAAGCAATCATTGATAACATGGTTAAGAATACCCCCACATGGGATGCTGCTGGCATAAAACGTGTAAAAGAAGTTCTTGCAGATAGATTCCCTGACAAGGCAAAGAACTTTATGCTCGGGTTGCTACCAATCAATGCCTTAGTCGATGTTGCAAAAGCCCGCATACCCATGGCAACTAAACTAGAAAAACTGACGTTTGAGGCAAGTGGCAAAGTTACTGAGATGAACAGTATGATTGAGCCAGTGGTCAAACGAGTGTCTGCGTGGGGCAGCAAGAATCAAGATAAATTAGACGCTTTCAATAATGTAATCTACAACAGTACATTAGAGCAGGTTGATCCCTCAAAGCCCAAAAGTGATTACACTGGAGAAAAGTTAGACGCATGGAAAGCCATGCAAGACGATTGGAACTCACTTGGTGAGGAAGGGCAAGCTCATTACAAGTCTATGCGTAATACCTACAAAAAACTCTATGACGAGATGGGTAGGATACTTAAAAGCAAGATTGACGAGGGTATTTCTGATGAGCCTACACGTAAAAAAGTGTTTGCAGAGGTATACAATGCTCTCTACGACAACGGTGTTATTGAGCCTTACTTCCCGTTAACTCGTAGTGGCGGGTACTGGTTATCCTATAGTGCGCGAGACCCTCGCACAGGTAACATGGAGTTTTATGTTGAAGCGTTTGAAAGTAAGACAGATAGAAGAGAAGCGCAAAGGGTTATGGAAGCAGACCCTGATGCAGAGGCTAAAGACTTTCAATCGTTCTCTAATCTATCAGAAGTCAGTTACGATAAGGCGCCACCTACATCATTTGTTAACGACGTGCTTCAGACATTACAGACAAACAATGTAGATGCCGAAGTCAAAGAACAGATAATGCGGTTATTTCTTGACTCTCTTCCAGAGCGGTCATTTGCACAGTCATTTAGAAATCGTAAAGGCACGCTTGGGTTTGAGCGAGATGCCATTGGTGCGCTTCGCAAGAGAACTAGCTCACTATCACGACAGCTTGTGCAAATGGAGTACGGACAAAAAATATCTGCCGTGCAGAAAGAAATAAAAGAGCATGTCAAGACTGTAGAAAAAAATGATGATACTTCTGTTCTTTTGGCTAATGAGTTAGATCAACGTGCAGACTGGGCTAAAAACCCTAACGTAGAAAACTGGGCGCAAGCACTTACAACTGGTGGGTTTGTTATGACCCTTGGCGCAAACATATCCTCTGCCGTGGTTAACTTCTCACAACTACCGATGGTGGTTATGCCCTACCTTGGCGGTAAGTATGGTTACTCTGAAACTATGAAAGCCACGGGTAGAGCCATGCGCATGTTTAAAAATAGTGGTTTTAAACGCACCTCAGAAACGATTGGCCCTGATGGTAAAATAAAAGAAACTACATCCGCTACACCATCACTGGACAATTATGATTTTGACGACCCCAACACACCAAAAGAAGTTAAGGAGTATAAGGTACTAGCTGAAGTAGCTGGGCGCATGGGGCAGTTAAACCGTTCAATAACTTATGACATGTTGGACATGGACAGAATAGATAGTCCAATGAGAAAGATAGGCGCTGTATCTGGATGGATATTCCACCACGGTGAGCGTATGAACCGTCAAGTAGCATTGATGACTGCATATGATTTAGAATTAGGCGCAATGCGCAAAGCTGGCAAAACTATAAACGATGCCGCAAGAACAGAAGCCGCAGAAAAAGCCATCTATGTAACAGAACTTACCAACGGCGGTGCCATCGCTACTGGCGCACCTAGATATGCGCAAAGGGGTATTGGTAAAGTTATGTTCTTGTTTAAACGTTTTGGTATATCCATGACGTATCACCTTGCCAAACTATCAAAGGAAGCAATCAAAGGTTCTCCTGCAGATAAATTAGTAGCTCGTAAACAGTTAGCAGGGACTGTGGGCATGGCAGGTATTATAGGTGGAGCGCAAGGTATTCCACTTATGGGGGCTATTGGTTCCGTCATAGACCTTATATTCGGAGATGAAGACGAAGATGACTTTGACACTACAATGCGTAAGTTTTTGGGTGAGGGCTTCTATGGTGGACTTGGTAACTATTTACTAGGTGTGGATGTAGCAAGTCGTATGGGTCTGTCCGATCTTATCTTCCGTGATCGCCTAGTCCAAAAAGATCAAAGTCTGTTTTATGATGCCATTGAAATGGTTGGTGGTCCTGTGGTGGGAACCGCGCTAAACATGGAGCGTGGTGTAGGCATGATAGCAGACGGTAATGTAGAGCGTGGTATTGAAGCAATGTCACCAGCAGCTATACGTAACGTCTTAAAAAGTTATAGGTTTGCTACAGAAGGTGCTAACACGTTACGGGGCGACCCCATAGTAGGAGACATTGGAGCAGGGCATGTATTCGGGCAGTTGCTAGGTTTTGCCCCCGCAGAATATACCAAACAATTACAAGAGAATGCACGTATCAAAAGAAAAGAGCGTGCCGCTGGCGAACAAAAAAGCAAGCTATATAAAAGATATTATGTAGCAGCAAGGCAAGGCGATACTTCCGAAATGGAAGCTATTATGAAAGAAATAATTAAATACAACAAAAGGTTCCCATCTACAGCAATTACAAATAAATCGTTCAAGCAGTCTATGAAAGCGCACCAACGCACCACTTCACGTATGCATCATGGCATCGTAATCAATCCTCGTATGCGAAATGAACTTATGGAAGATGCAGCAGAGTATGATGACACCATAACGCTGTGGCAGGATTTAGGCATCGCAGATTAAAGAATCCCCCCGCCGAAGCGAGGGGCTAGTTAAGGGAGAACGACAGTCAACGAAGGAAACTGTCCTATACAAGTTATCACGTCATTCTCCAAACCCGCAAGCCAAATTTATTATTCTCTATTGTAACACGGGTCACTATCTCCCAACCCTTTATTAATGCTATATTTTTTACCTGTTTTATAGCCTTGTCAGTGTCAACGCACGGAACAAATATAGATGCGCTGACCACCATGTTATCCCAATTTACCACAACCCGTACTCCATCAGGGTTAAGATCATCAGTCTTCAGAACTCCCTGCATGACCTAACACCATCGTAGGTTGGGGGTAATATTTCTTATGTATATCATAGTCAGCTTCTGGATCATCGTCTGCAAATGCATCATTAGGTAAATTTGATTTAACCGGCGCGAACATTTGTTCTCTTTGTGCTTTATCACGCAACTCTAGGCTACCCCAACATCTGTCACTTATTCTTACGTACTCACGCTTGTATCGTTTCTCCATCTATCCTCTCCACTGAACAATCGACAATAATTACATCAGTTGGCGGTAGGTTCATGTGCGTACCTTTACTCAAACGCATCTTAGACTTACGCGCCCCCAACTTAGATTTAAGATCGTATACAAACGAGTTATAGTTTATCTGTTGTTCACCACACCAAGCCTTCAATGGCTTTGGCACTAGATATGCACGTTTTAAATCTGTTTCGTAACGAGCAACCAGCTTACCTCTAGGTAGTGCTTCTGGGATTACAACCGACTCAGCGTCTGTGTTTTGCTTGCGCAAATCATCTGTACTCTTGATCCACAGTACGTTACTCCAGTGTTCATGTATATAATCGTTAAGCACTTCTTCTACACCTACACTCATGTCCTCGACTTGGCGTTTGTTTTCTTTAAGCTGCTCTACGCCCCATTTAAATACTTTCTTAGTATTATAGTTCACAAGTCCTGCACGTTTTGCAAGTATAAGTCCTGTTACTGTTGCTGCTATAAGCACAGACCAAAACCTGTTTTCAGCAGTAAGGTTGGCTTCAGCGTCCACCCGTGCTTGTACTTCTGCTAACAGTTTCTTTGCGTCCTCTAAATTATTCATTAGGTATTGCACGTATTCTATGCCTGCGTGTCCGTAATTATCTTGTATTGCAGCAGAAAATTTATCTGTCTCTTCCTTTGTTTCAAAGTGCATACGTTTTACACGGCACTCCAAAATGCGCTGTGCTTCTGCTTTGGGCATAGCCTTTATAATACTGATACGCTCAACAATACTGGTGTTGCCTGTGGTAACGGATAACAAACTCCAAGCCTCACCCCGATGTCGCTCTGTATTGCTACCACTAGCCATACGACCACGCTGCCTACCACCAGTAAGTTGGTATGCAAGGTTACTAAGTTCCCTGCCATGTGAGTTGGTCAACTCGTCCATATATAACGGTAAGTTATGATACACCTCACCTCTGTTCATCTTGGTGTTATATGTGTCACGCTCTGTGGTAATCAGGTCTTCGGGCTTACCCCACACGGAAACCCCTGCTTCCATGGCGGTAGTCTTACCTACACCAGAGTCCTTGCTGTATATATGCAAGGCCGCACATTTAATTGGTGAGAACTGCATAAGAGCAGAACCAAACGACGTGCCTACTACAAACTGGTGTAGTTCAAACCCATCACGATTATAAAAATCTAAGGTCTCTTTCCATTTCTCCATCGTGCCTCGCGGCTCAAAAGAAGCAAACAACCCTGCTGTCTGATTAGATGGTGGATTGAACTCGACTTTATCTTTAAATATTTCCTGATTACCAAGCACAAAAGAACCACCGTCTTCGTTAGTCCAACCGAACTGTCTATGTGCTTGATCCGCAGTGCTGTTAGCTTGTAGCTCGTTCACCCATGTTGTTGTATACGACATAATTTCATCCATCTTTGTTACTGCCACGCCTTGCATGGACATATATTTTCGGAACTCTTCTCTAGAAGTAACCGCAGTTAGCGGCAAAGTAAACTCACGCACACCATCTCTAGGCAAATGTAATCGCATTACAACAGCTTCACCCAGCTCCACGTCGCGCAGTCGTCTAACAACGTATAAGTCGTTATGGTATATTACTTTCTCGTCAGGATCTCCATCGCTGTTAACAGTCCTGATGTACACCCCACCGTTTGCACCACGGAAGTATGGACGGGGATATGCAGGGATTACATACTGGTTTACGGGGTTGTTTGGGAGGTTCTCGGCTGGAGCCTCAACAATGTTGTCCTCGTCCGTGGCTTCGCGTATACGTTTACCTAATGTTATAGGTGATTTTATCTTGCCCCAATGTGGACATTCGGTGCATATACCTGACTCATACTCATCAAATCTAGCGCACAAGTACGGACCTTTTATAAGGTCTACCTTCTTTTGTGTAGCGCTTGCTGTGTAATCTGGATGCTTTTTTGATATTGCATGTATAGCTTTATCGGCATCTGTACAGAACTTAGCTATGGATAGCCCCGCTCTCCACATGGGTTCGATGCACTCTTCTTGATTAACCATTATGTTTCGTAACTGTTTACAACCACGTCCTTGTTGTGTCTTGCGTAGTATCTCACGAAACGTACTTTCCATATTACTGTTGAGTGTAGTCGTGACTGCATTGTTGCCATCAGGAGTATAACGCTTCGGCACAGGTATAGGATTGTTGCCTAATAGTTCAGAAAACGCATCAAAATCCACTGGCTTTATAGCAGTCTCGAAGAAAAAGTTTACTGCTGTAGGAGGGTCATCCTTGTGATTATGAGTTGTAGGTATACGCAACACACGAGCCGCATCTGCAGTGACCGCAGGATCAGCCAATAAATTGTTGTCAGCGCACAGTTTTTTCAATCGCTCTGCTACTGGCAACCAATCATCTAGACCCACAGGTTCGCTCAACATCCAGTACACATGCACACCGCGACCAGAGTTTACCATAACAGGTTTAGGTAAGGACAATCTCTTACAGAAATGCTTCAGCGCACCAATAGCATCTGATTGAGTCGCATAGTCCTTGCTTGCGCCACAGTCTAGATCAAGAAATAACGAGTTTAAATATTTAACATTATCTACTTTGCGTGACCCTGCTTCTTTGAATGTAGCGAGGGCGTAGTACGCATCATAACCTTCCGCATCCATATTTTGTGCGGCGTCTATTACCTGATCTATCGACTCATAAAATTTTTGTATTCTACGATCATCATGGGCGCGAGAAGCAAAAACACAATAGTGTCCTTCGTTTGCTAGTGCTGCCCTTAAAAAAGTTCTTGTTTCCATAATAACTAACACCAAAACCGAGAGGCACTGCGGCAAGGGTGTCGGTACACACCCAGTTCAGCCATAGCCTAGCCGCAGTATTTTTGGTTATTAGTCGTCCCAATCGTCTATGATAGAACTTAGATCATCACTACCCTTTTCTGGTGCAGCAGGTGCAGTTTTCTTTACCGCCTTCTTTGGTTCATCTACTGTTACATCCTCAAAAGGGTTGTCGTCTTCTTTTGGACTATCTTCAAAACCCTCTACCGCACCAAACGGTGATTGTTCTTCCATAGGCTTAAGGTCAATAACCTGCACCGCATCTAAGCGTAAGGATACTCCAGCACCCATCGCCCCATTATACGGAGTAAATACGACAGCAATGTTAACTGTACTTCCGTTGGTCAGCAAGAAATCATCGTCTAGTTTCTTATTAGATGCAGAATATTGTGCAGGTTTACGAGTAGCTTCCGCTCCATATGCACCTTTTAGTTTTGCTTTGTGGGTAAATGACCCATCATCATCTTTCTTAAAAGGCATTGGAAACTTGTCAGGCCATTCAGAATTTTCTGCCTGTTTCGCAGCATAAGCAGTTTTCATACGCTTATACAGTTCTTTAGCCTGTGCCTCAGTCATACGGAACTGAAGTGTGTACGCTGCACCATCATCAAACGCATCACATGGTACAGATTTTTTCTCTTTCGCATCAAACTTATAGGTGCGATTAATACGAGGCCACATAGCCTCTACGTTTTCTAGAGTGTATTTTGTGTTTACAATTTCAGACATGTCATTCTCCCGATGTCTTATTGATCTTCGTCAAGTAGTTCTAATAGGTCAGCATCTTCATCCGTTGCCACCTTAGACCCTACTGTTTCTTCCTGTGTGGACATTTGTGCAACAGGCTCTTCTACAGTCTCAGTCTTCTTCGTTGTTAGTGCTTCTGATATATCAGGAATGCAGAATCTGTAGGTGTTACCAACACGAATGTAAGTATCCTGTGGAATCTGATCCTGACGAACCCAAGCACGGATTGTCGATACAGAAACACTAAAGTGTTTAGCTACATCTTCAATAGGCACATATTTTGGTTCCATTATTTCTTCCTCACAGCTATTGAGTATTCAGAGTCTATATTCAAGCCTTCTGGCTTTGACTCAGGGTTTTCTTCTAAGAACTGTTTAAGATTTGTCTGGTTCAAACGTTTCTCTAATAACTCAGGCACTTGATGCTCTTTAATAAACTCGTGCATCTTCTCCCAATCATTAGTCCAAAACTTTTGCTTTACAGATCTATAAAACAATCCTTCGGAAGTCCTTACACTCTCGACGTTATGTGCATTACAGTAGTCGAGTAGTCCTTGTTTAATTCTCTCTAATTGACGAGAGAGAACAGAATCCTTGTCTTTAAATTCTGCCGACAGCTTCGCCCGTTCTTCACGGATTCTAATGTAAGCCTTGGTCAGCTTATCTGCGGTTATGTCGCCCATACCGTTCTCCTTAAACGTATTGTTTCATACAATGTAGTGACGGTATGTGTGTTAGTCAAGTAGTTCTTTATAAAGGTCGATCATTTTTGTGTGTACGTCTATTCTGTTATCTAACAGTGTGTAAACACGTTTCTCTACGGGTGATCCGTGAAGCTGAACAACGGTGCATTTGTGTTTCTGCCCTGATCTATGAACACGAGCGTTAGCCTGTGCATACGTTTCTAGAGAACTGGTTGGCCCCCACCAAACTACAGTATTCGCTGCTGTTAACGTGACACCATGTGCAGCAGATTGGGGCTGGATGACAAGCACCCGTGGGTTCGGTGCTTCTTGAAAAGTTTTAAATATCTGTGTGCGGTTGGGCGCAGATACATCACCACGAATTACCTCTGTGGTAATACCATCCTTGCGTAGTTTTTCTGTAAGTATATCAATCGCATGTTTGAATGGTACAAATACCAAAACTTTCTGGCTGGACTCATCAATCACTTCGCGTAACACTTTGTAACGATGTGATATGTCAAACTCCA